CCTCCTTTCGCCGACAATCTTAGCCGGTTTCGGCAGTGTTGTCAACTAGGTGTTTTCCCGTCAGTTTCAATATAGCCGGTATCGGTTAGATTGTCAAACAGATTCAGATTTTTCCCGATCAATCGCGTCCTGAACTTCCGCCCGATGCACGTCGATCCCCCGGGGTGCGTCGATCCCCAGACGCACTTTGTCGCCGCGAACTTCAACCACAGTGACAACGACCGTCCCGTTGTCAATAACGACTTTTTGATTTTTCTTCCGTGAGAGTACCAACATTTTCGATCTCCTATCAAATTAGAGGCTGCGAAGTCGCAACCGTTTTAGTGATCCTTTCAACCCAACCGAGACGTTTTGTAGACGGTCCTGCTGTTGTTCCGCACGCGTCCACGTTTCGTGATCCACGGGCTCCACTTGGGGGCAGTCCGCCGAGCTGTCCCATTGGAACAGATTCGTCGATCCGTCCAAACCCTGAGCCTGACAGATCCCGCGTGCCGATCCGCCCGCCCGCTCAGTGACGATCCACATTTTCGCCGCCCACATAAAGACCGATCCAACCGTGAAACTCCAGATCGGTTCCTTCGTAGAAGTCGACTTGTCAAATCCGACACGCGTTTCAAGTTTCTTCCGCCGCATCAGATTTCCTTTCGTTTTCGAGTTCGCGTTCCAGGGCTGCAGCACGCTGTAGAAGCGTATCAACGTTCGCTTCGATTCGTTTTGCGACATCCGGCATCCCCTCCCTGGAAATGGTTGCCAGATCCTTCAGAATCGGAGTCATGCACGTCATCGTTTCCAGAGAGGGAAGATCTGGCTCAGGTTCAACCATGTCGCTCATGTGCAACTTCGACAATCGCTGATGATATCGGTCCCGCCAACGAGTTGCTGCCCGTTGCCAGTCGAGATTCGCTTGTGTCCAGTCGCCTCCCCACGCGTTCGCGATAATCCCCCACGCAGTCTCAAGCATATCGTGCATGTCGTGCACGTCATCCACTGATTGTCGCAACGCAGAACAGTTTGGATTGTCCACGTGGTGATAACTTTCGCATTTCACGCACCAAGGGAAGGATTTCTCCAGGCTGGCGGGACAGTCGCACGCGTCTTCGTCGAAAATTTGATCCACTCCGCGATATCCCGCACACCGAACCGAGTGTTTGAGTTTTCGCGGGTGGATGTGATTCGCGATTTGCGACCGGAGTGCATTCACTTCATCCGCTATCGATTTCCGAGACGTGACGTTCATTTCGCAAAGGGCTGCGAAACGTTTTCTCCAGTATTCGCCCGGGAGTTTGACGTTCAGCGGGCACTTGAAGAAAGCGTTCATCAAATTCAGTGGGTCGCTGGATTGAAGTGCAGCGGGCAAGGCTTCGCAATCTTCCTTCGAAACCGCGTCGGGGATCGAATCCAAGTCATCGATTTGCACGCCCCGAAGTTGCTCCACGAATTCGGCTGACCATTTTTCAAGCCACTCGTCCGAGTAGATTTTCACTGTGTCCCCGGGGACACATTCCTCCAAGATCGCCCACAGCATTCCGGTTGGCACGTGGTCTCGGGCGAGCAGGTAAAGGAATTGCTGTAGCTTCATAACATTTCTCCTAATCTTTGAACGGCTTTCGAGAATTTCGCCATCGCTTTCGCCGCAGCACCAAACGTCGCCGCGAACGTCGCGTTCTTCCGTCGTTTCGCCTCCGCAATTTCGATTTGGTTCATCCGCAGAAGGGACTTCAATTGTTGTTGAGTAATTCCCACTGGTGCCGCGTAGTAAGAGATCGATCCGTCACGCTCAACAACATCGTGCACTTCGTAACGAAAACGCGTGAACGTTTCCCGCGTCGGCATCGCTTCGCCGACCGCACGAGATTCGCCCTCAAATTTGTGCACTTCAAAAGAGTCACGCCTTCCTCCATCCGGCCAATCTGATATCGTGTAGAGTTCGCCGTGCTTAGGTCCGCCGATGCAGATTACAGTCATACTTCCCATGAGCACGCACCTACAGTTAGAATGGGATATCATCATCATCAAATTCCGCAGGGTGCAGATCTTCCTCCGCCACGTCTTCAACCGCGTCGAATTCGTCAGCGTCATCGTCATCCGCGTCATCCATCCAACCCTTACTGTATTCACGCTCCAGTCGCTCGACAGGAACTTCGTGAGGACGATCCGCACACATACATCCAATGAATTCAGCAACTCCACAGTGCTTGCAGTAACCGTATCCTTTCTTGCCGTAATCGTCTAATATGTTGCCATCTTCGTCCGTTTCGTTTCCATCCACGTCGTAGTAATGATGGACGTGCGTCTGCACTTGTTCGATTTGCTTCACGCCGACACGCACTTTGATTCGTTTCTCGGTTTCCACCACACGCACGAGTCGCATTTCATCCATCTCACGATACATTTCTTCCAGTCGCCCGCCCATTACGCGATGCACGCACGCGAGCACATGAGCGATTTCAATCGCAGGCTGTGAAACTTCCACCTGACCACCGCCGACCGCATAGAGTGTCATGTGATCGATCTTCCGCGAGTCGCTGAGATCCAAAGAATCCAGCAACTTTTGGATTTGCTTGGCGTCGTCATTCAGTTCGTGCCAGCGTTCCAGTTTCGCCGCAGCTTCCGTCGCTTCCGCTTGATCCATGTTTTTTCTTCCACACTTTTCTGTCGTGATAATAAACCGCGACCAACGCACCCCGTTGCGTAGCGTTCAATCCCTCGGGAAACATGAAGTGTCGACCGGGAAATCGTCTCACGTAAAAAACGCCGTGAAACAAGACCCGCAGTGCGGGCTCGTCAATTGACGCTGGACAATTGTGGCAAGGTCCGCCGAGCAGCTGCACCACAATTCTGGGCACGTCCAAACGTGCTGTGCCGTCCAATGCTTTACCGTGTAGAGACATCACAATCACACCCTAAAAATTTTGCCATCCCACACTTGGGACAGTAGTGTTTCGTCCACGGAGTTTCAGCTTTCGGAGGTTCGTACCAAATATCATCCGAGACTTCAAACGAATCCAGTTCTTCCTCCAAATCCCGCTTCCGAGATTTCAACGTTTTCAACAGTGCTCCCAAAATGTCGGCAGCATTCACCCCGCCGACACGCACGCTGAAATTAGCACAACCCAGTAACTCCAGACTCAACACGTTCACAGGTGTTTGACCCGTCGAAGCCTTTTTCTGGCGGATGAACGTTTCCGCCGATTTCACTGTCGCAAGATCCGCTTCGATTTTGCGATAGCGTTTGACTTCCCGCTCCATTCCAGAGATTGACGGAATCATGTCGACCACCTTTTCCGGTTTTCTTCGTCGAACCATTTCGACACAGTTTTTTGAGCCACGCCGAAGTGCTTCGCGATCCGAGCGATGCTCAACGTCGGATTCGCTTCCGACAGTGACAACGCACGTTCGCGGAGTTTCGCCATTTCTTTTTTCGTTCGTCTAGCCATTACTTACATTCGGGATGGGTAGGACCGCCCAATATAACTAGTATCGGCACTCCAAGTAGAGTTCCGCCGAGGGATAGAGTTTCTCCAACAGCTTCCCGAGCGGAGACCATGCGGGCGTCAAATACGCGTAGTCGTCTGCATGGTCACCGGAATACCCCATGTCGGCGAGTTCGTCTTCGCAAACCCGCAGACCAAAGTGCGGATTGTCCGGAAGGTTGAACTCACAACGCGTGACGAATACCCGAACTCGGTTCGGTCCAGGGTTTGTGTGCAGCGACAGCGTGATCTTGTCCGTTTTCCAGGGGATCGCCCAGAGTTCGCAAACGTGCCTAATGCAGAGATCGTAATGTTCCTTGCGATTCGACCAAGACGACCACCGCAGCACGAGCTCAAATGTGCGTTCGATAAGTTTCATCGGTCCTCCTAGTCCAAGAGTTCGCATTCTAGGTAGAGCGGACGACCGAACAACGGTTCCAACCGATCACTCAACCACCAAACAGAGATAGCCGTTTCACTCCGACACACGTTTTTGGGACGGTCTTCGACGTGCACGGCAATTATGTATTTGAATCGATCCAGATAGAGACCAATTGCGTGTCGACCAACCTTCATCCGCACCCGATCTGGATCAGGCCGAGTGTGCAGCGACAGCCGGATCTTTCGACACGTGCGGGGAATGCAGAACAATTTCCGCAGGATTTCATCGCATAAGTGGAGATCCCCACTCGGAGCACGCGAGAACCATGTGGCGGATTTCAACCGCAGCACACGCGAGATAATTTGTGACATCCTGTTTCCTCCATTTCGTAGTTTGTGGTGGTACAAATTTCGTTGTGTTGAGAATATAGCCGGTATCGGCCAAGAAGTCAAGTGAGCCGCAGCGAAAAGGTGAAAACGGATTTTCCCGTTCAAACCCCGGGGCTTACTGGGGGGACAGGGATCTCGTGTCCCCAAAAGAAAAGGACACTCCCGGGTGAGAGCGACCGGAAGTGTCCAGAGTACCGCTGACGGTGGAAGTCGATCAGCGTTGAGACCTGAGTCAGCTTATCACACATCCGCTTATGTGTCAAATCGCCAAAGGCGACCGCGTTGGGGGTGGTGAGTGTCCCCGGGTGCACTCGTTCGACTCGTTGGCTTACGTGGTCATTGGTTCGTTGGGGTCATGCGGGGGGCGATAGAAAAAATTTTCAGAAAAAATATACACGCTGGTAGTTTTGCTGGACTCCGGAGGACACCGGACTCGGTGGGTCTCGCTGGTCTCTGCTTCTGCTAGCCTACCACGCCTCCAAGAGAGGTATGTATTAGGTACATAGTAACAGTATCAGATCCTCGCCGAAGTCTAGGTCTAGGCTCCCATGAGGGGGGGTATAGCTAGGCTCCGTGCTGTTCTGCCCAGGCTTCTTCCCCCGGCTTTCTCTGCGTAGTCAAATCCTGCACCACATAGGTAAATTCCCCACATCCATAGCCCCACACATCCCCAAGGCAACAGCCCCCATGCATCCTTACATCTCCCATATCTAGTATTCCATAATCAAGAGGTTCGCCGTCGCCGGATCATAGGCCAAATGAGCATTCGCCGCACCGTATAGGGGTATTCTCAATCTAGTGAGTTCGCCCGCGTGCGTAGGGGTAGGGGTATAGGCCAAATACCAGTGTATTCGCCCGACCGTAGGCAGGGGGTATGCTTTTCCGCCCGTAGTGTCCCCAGGGACATCTTTTTCAGAGTCGCCGAAGACCGCCCGTAGGCACACCCACCCCCCGGGTACTTTTTGCAGCTTTACCCGTAAGGAAGGGAGTGCCTATTTTTCGCCCGTAGGGGAGGCAGGGACAGGGGGAGGGGCTTGCTCGCCGAAGGTAACATTTTCAGAGAAGATCCGCCGAGATCCTAGCCAGGATAGGGCTTCCTCGTAGTTCACCACCACAGCGTCCAGAGCCCTTGGATTCTGAATCTGCGTAGTGGGTACAGGGTCGCCAGGAGGGACGCCGAGAAAATCGCTGCATCGCTTTATTTGAGCGTGGAGGTTATCCCGAGCGTCCTCGTATTTGACAGTGATCGCCTCGTGCCCTTCCCACTCCCGTAGGTTCCATTGCCAGATATCGTATCGGAAACGCACGTAGTCTAACATGTGCTGTTTTTCGATCCGAATTGTGACGTGCGGCAAAGGCTCGTGCCAAGTGTTGAGCACCCATCGCCGACGCTTCCAGGCTAACTCTCTGGAGACGTATTGTGCGAAAAGATCGTCTCGAAAAAGGCGTATGATTTTGACCCGACCGTAGGCCGCTTTTATTCTCGACCGTAGGTTCTCGAAATAGCCGAAGCGACCGCCGTCGCCGCATTGCAGGACGAATCCCGAAGCCTTCGTAAACTCCGGAGCGTCAAACATCTTTTCGAACCATCCATCGTAGATCCGCTTTTGCTGTTTGTTGCCCGATCCGTAGGATTCGCCCCGGCACGCTATTCCATCGACGCTATTCAGCGACGTTTGAAGGTAGTGTGATCCCGTTCGTTTGTCCGAACTCAGAATGAACTTTTGCATTTTGCACCGTAGGGTTTAAGAATTCTTGCGAATGATTTCGATGCAGATTGCCCGTTGCTTTTCCGACAAAGCCTTTGGGAAGGGTCCGCGACCGTAGCAGACATCCTCCACAAAGTCTTTCTCCCAAGTGCTGAAGTCAGCGTCGTCCGATTGGTCGATATCGACTAGTTCTTCAACAAGTTCGTCGTCGTCCCAAGTCTCGTAGCTTGCCATTGTGATCCGTTTTTCAGTGTCCCCGGGGACACTCCCGAGAAAGGTGATTTTTTCGCATTTTGCCTCATCCCCATTGGTGGGGCTAAATCATAAATTCGCCGATCAGTGTCGAAATCTCATGTCTTTTTTCGCCGTCGTGTAGAGTGGTGAAATGGTATCACCATCAGAGCTCCGAAGGAACCCCAAAATACGCTGTTTCGTCCTCGCCAAGAGGTTCGAATTGAGCGTACATTTTCCCCAACGCTCCAAGCAAACCGAGCCTTCGTTCCGTGTCATCGATTTGCATAATACGCTCACGACACACGTCCTGATTCGTGTGCATGTGTTTGAATTGAGTGTCCCACGATGAACTTCGCCAATCGTCTCGCCGCTGGCGTGTTACGTTCGTCGCGTCCAGAATGACGCAGTTGTGTCCCGCCAGGAACAACGCTCGCACCATGATCTTCGCCGTCGCCCACACCAAAGGCTCCGCCAATCCGATGAACGGTTTACCGTGAATCGCTAACCGAATCGAGTCAGGATTGACGATTGGAACTTTTTGCTCACGTGCCCATGTCGTCTTCCCAGAGCGAGGGAAACCGACCATCACAATCAAGAGTTTATCACTCATTTTCGTCCTCCGTTTTCGTGTCCGGTAATTCGACCGCTTGAACAACCCGACAAACAAGACCGCTTTTTGACCCGCCAATCGAGAGTCGTATTCTGCCCTGTTTTTCGAGCAGATCTATCGTTTTTGCGAGCGATTTGTCACCCTTGTCCAAACCCAATTCCTCCGCCAAATCATAGACAGCAATCCCGTTCGCCGAGTGGCTGCGAATGATTTTGAACACTTTGGCCCATTGCTGTGCCTTTTGATCGACGGGTGTGTAATTGCGTACCATTAGACCGATTCTGGGGCTTTTTCCCAACGTGGTTTGTATTGCAGGAGAAACTTCCAGTCAGCGACACGCCGAATTGCTTCAACACAATCCCAGTAATTTTCAACCAGTTGGTTGATCGGTTTGCGAACTTGTTTTACTGTGCGAGGTTTGACCCGAACGTGCTTCAATCCGAGGAATTCCCACACGTCCGACATAGTGCTGTCGAGGCTTTCAACCATGTCCTCGTAGGCAACCGGAAGAACAGGTTGTTGCACGTAGATCTCGCATAGGTCTGTCATAAACGCGTTGTGGGTGTTGACGAAATACTGAAACATATCGTTGATATTGATCTCAAATTTCACATCGTCCGGAACGCGTTCCTCGTCATCCCAAAGCGTCCATTTTCCCTTCGCGATTGCTTGCACTTTCGACACGTACATTGCGAACAGATCCTTACGGTGCATCCGCAAAACACGGTAATCTACGTCGCGTGATTTCATCATCGCCCGCACTTCCGCGTACTTGCCTTGACGTGCGTTGTCGTAGTGCAAAATGAATCCCGAGCATTTCTTCGGCTCGGCGAAGATTTCAGAGAACCATTGCTCCGCCGACTTGCCGGAATTCTGCACGGATTTTCGGTTGAAACATTCGTCCATGCAGCGAACGTCGGGGTGCTTTTCGAGACAGTCTCGGAGCAAGTGCGAACCGCTCCGAGGACGTGCGGCAATCAGAAACGAAGTCATTCTTCTGGGCTGTCCACGATCAGGCTTTGAAATTTACCCGGGCGACAGGGGAACGGGTGCACGATATAACCGTTGAAACCTTGGCACTCATCCCAATATCCGGAGAACCAATTTGTAACCCCGTCAGCTGCCGCCTTCATCGGATGTGACCATGACAGGCATTGATTCGCCGAACGCTGTTTGATCGCATAGCAGAGCGTTCCGCCCGACTCGTTGTTTCCGCGATAGATGTTTCCAGATAGATGCTCGCGAGGCTTGCCCGGGTCGTTCATGTCTCCAGAATGCGAATGGAAATGCACGATATCCCAATCGCTTGGCAAGTGAGCAAAACACTCATCGAAAACCGCGTTGGCGTCCATCGTAAACGACGCGTCATCTTCAACTACCAACACTCGCCGATACTCGCGGTGAATCGTTTCCTTCCAGATGATTTGGTGCGACATCAGACAGCCAATCTCACCCGTGTTGAGCCACTTGTAAGGCTCCCAAGTTTGTTGCACGAGTCGTCCCGTCGTGATGAGATCTTCCTTGTTTTGGAGTCGACCATTGATTCCCGGGATGAACTCGTAGTTCGTCACGCCAAGCTGATGAAATTGTCGCACAATCGACAACCGCCGATCTCGACACTCGCCCCACAGATTGACAACGAAGATCCTGTCGAAGAGTTCGCCGAAATTGCTCATTTCGTAGCCTCCAATCGCATGTCCCGATTGTACGCTGATGCCTTTCTCCACAATTGGGTGATTGGCACGTTTTGCACGTTCCGAAATCCAACCCTCGTCAACTCCGTGCTGAGTGTTTCGGGCGTCCATCCCCACAGGTGAGCAAAATACTTATTTGGCAGACCAAACAGACCGAGCATCCCGAGACGGGCTTCCTCGGTATCGTCCGACTTCAGCATTTCTACACATCGATCCAGATTCGGCAGTTCCAAGAGCAACCGCCCGCCGTCGCGAAGAACCCTGTACGCCTCTTCCAGAGCCTTGACCGCGTCGGCGTGCGTGAGATGTTCCAAAAGGTGACAGGCTTCCATCACGTCGACTGTGGAGCTTTCAAACGGCAATTTCTTGGCATTCGCGACAATATCAGGTTTGTGTGCGTCGTTAATGTCCACGTTGATCCACCCCACACGCTTATCCCGACCGCAACCGAGGTATACTCGCGTGCCTGGGAAGTCCGCCACGTAGTTCGGCAAGAGTTCGAAATCCGCCGCGTAGATGCTGCCCGCTATATCCCACGTTTCGGGGGTATAGTATGACGCAAAAGGCTTATGCTCAGACCGGTTGACGACACCCAACGGCTTGCCCGGGAATCCCGTCGTTTTGCAGACATGCTCCCAGGAGTTTGCCAGATCCTCGCATCGTCCAACGTAGTCAACCAACAATTCGCCCGTCTCTGGATCAGTGATCCAATCGGCTTGGGGTGAGAAATGAAAATCCTCGGCCAACGGACTGGATTCGAATCGTTTCACGAACGTCGTGAAGTCGCCGAACGCCTTCACGATCCGTTGCCGATCCTCATTCTTCGAATGCCACCATCGATGCCCAGGCTTCAGCTGTGTGAAGTAGTGATAGAGCGACACAAGACGGGCTCGCGGATTCCGAACGAAACAGAAGGTGAAATACTGCCCGCGATACTCCGGGTGTAGTCGAAACGTGCCCTCAAGTTTCACGTGTCCCCAGTATCCGTCCGCACAGATTCCCGACTCAACAATGCTGCAGCCCGCGTTCTTCGGGATGTGAACAAAGATACATTTGTGCTTGTGGTTGACACCCATTGCTCACCCTATCGGTTCGTCGGCGGGAGTAAGTTTTGGTTCGCCCCAAAAACGCTTGTGCATCGAGAACGTGTTACACTCGGGCTTGACCGGCATTGCCTCATAAAACAGTCGATCCCAGTCACTTCCGTAGTTCACCGCGAAGTAGTTCGCCGCAAAGTCTTTTGCTCGTGCAACATAATCCACCCGACTGCAGACCGAAGCAACTTGCCCGTAGGTCGTTCCGCCGAGATGCTTCATGTGAACGTGGTCGTGATACGCTACCGACTTGCCCGCACGTCCCATCAAATAGGATAACTCATGTATCGCCCCCCAACAATACTGGAAGGCAGGATTGAGAAACCCGATTTCCCGACAATCTTGCGGCCTCATAGCAAGGCAAAGGTAGTCGCACGTCGTCACTACATGGAACGGCTCTAGGTGCGATTCGGGTTGACATTTCGGATAACCTGCCCCGGGTTGCGTCGGGCTCAAAACACCAACGCTCGGGAAAGCGTGTAGCGTGTCGACCAACGGCCTCCAGCACGTTTCAAAGAGCAGATCGTTCATCAGGAAGATCCACGCTCGCGGTTGCCACTGGTACTGCAGTTCACAGAACCGCAGACCGACGTTGTGACCGAACGCTTTCCCTCGGAAGGCAGGATCAGAGTACCAAATCGTTTTGTGTTCGCTAACGTTCTCACTCCCCATTTCGACGACGCACGTTTCGAATTTCGCATCGCCTGAGAACTTGTGCAGATTTGGGATTTGTTGTTTCACCAAGTCAGGACGATCCCGGTTGACGATAACAATCACTGCATCTAGCATCGATCTAGCTCCCGATGTTCAATGTGACAAGAGATCCCTTCACGTTCCAGACATCCCGCCATCGCATCGACGACTATCGGGGAACGGTGACGACCAGCGTTGCAACCGAACGCAAAAACTTGTTGCTGATCGATTTGAGCTAACAGCACCAGCAAAGGACAAGTGCGATTGATGAACGTCTGCACGGTAGGTTGACTGAGCACGTAGTTCCGCATAGTCTGATCGATTTCCGCGAAGAACGACCACCCATCTTGTCGGGCTGGATTCTTAATGAATCCCACGTCAAAGAAATAGTTCGCTTGCGGTTGCCCGTACTTGAAACCGAACGACATCAAAATCACATGGGGAACTTCTTTACCGGAACCAGTTTCCATTGTCTTCCTTGTGCCGCTGATTTAGCGTATTTCTTTGCGTCCTTTTTCGCGAAGGTGTATTCGTTTGCCGAGCCGACTGGGGCTATCTCCCAACCGTTGCCCGTTTTGAACATCACCACGAATTCGTCAGTCTTCGCCGTCTCCAAAGTCAACCTCCGTTTGCGGTAGTTCCAGATCCTTGATTTCGATCCCGACCTTACCCGCAGTCACGATTCGAGTTTGCCGAATCTCTGCAGCAATCGCTTTGATGCGTTCGTTTCCTTCGGCGGGAAGTTTGTCAGCGTTTTCGAGAAACGTCCGAACCTTCGCACCGCTTTCAGAATAGTCGATCCGAACCATTTTCTCCAGATCCGGATTGCCGTCCAAGAGCAACTTGAGCGGATGCACCGCACCGCGTTCCTTCGCGTATTTGATGTTCTCCCGCCGCGTCACTTTGATGCAGTGCGTTCGACCGTCCGCTTGCAATGTTCCGCGAGTCTTGTCGGGTTCGCCGACTAAGTCGTTCATCGCCGTGAGGATCGTAGCCTCACGATGATTTGCACGTGCTTGTTCGACGCGTACCGTCTTGAGCGATTCAATGAGCGATTCGACATAATCTTCAGTCAGATCGAACCTCGCCCCCGTCAGCGGATTTGTCAGCATTGATTTCCTCCATAATAGATCGAGACCAAACCTTTTCCAGTTCGACCAACTTATCCTTGTCACCGCAAACCAGATCATAAACCAACGGCGTGTCTTCGCCGCGTGATTCTTGCGACGGCATTCGAATCACCGCCAAACGTTCGCCAAGCATGAACCGAGCAACCTCGTCCCTCCAAGGCTCGTCGTGCACCTTCAGTTGAATCCCGTAAAACTCCCGAAGGAAGTCCGAGAAACGTTCAATCAGTTGGCTCGGTAGGAGCATTGTCGGTCTCGATTACTTGTTCTATTTTGACACCATCGGGCAGCAACAGATTCCGCCCGTCACCGTAGACGATGATAACAGGTACTCCCTTGAGTACAACCCGTTGGATGATCCGTTTTGCTCGCCCCTCGTTCGCTGCCCCGGCATAGAGTTCGAATGCGATGATACACTGAATCAGATCGCCTTTCGGGTTGTTCACCGAGAAGACCACGTTCGTATTCTCGGGGCTATCATTCTCGCCGAACATTCCCATCAGCCAGAGGCAGTTGAATTCCCGACAAGCCTTCGGGCGAACATCGTATTTCTTGCAATACTTCCGCCGACGATCCAGATATTTGCACCACGTCAACTCAGGCTTGTCGATCTGAGGCACTGCCATAATTTTACAACAGAGGATGCACCGCCCGCACTCCCGTTGACGTTCTTCAGGCAAGTCGTCAGCCAACCGAATTGCTCGCTGACGTTCAGGAATTCGTTTTTCCATCACGCTTTCTCCCAAGCCTCTTTCACAATTTGATCGACCACTTCCGGATTTTCTAAAACGTTTTCAACAACCCGAAGAGGCATATCATCCATCAATATCCTCAGCAATGCCCTCACAGTTGCTACGGGAAAGTGCCGACGCAGTAGCGTACGAACAACCACCGCATCCGCTTCAAAGTCTTTACTTGAACGATCCGCTGCGTCAGATCGCAACACGTGCAGATCCGCAACACCCACGTCGCCTTGGGCTCCTGTTACGATGTATATCTCAGGATTTTTTCGTGCCATCAGTGGGCCTCAGAATTTTGCGATCCGTTTCCGCCCCGTCCATACTTCCAGTCAATCCGTTCTTCGCCAGTCGCACGAGTTCGTAGCTTAGTGACGACGCGAAACCCGCAGCCTTTTTAGTCTCCACGATCCGTGTCAGGCAATCGTGCAACCACTCGTCCTCTCGCCGAAACACAACGATCACACGTTCGTTCGCCATCGCTCATTCCTCGCACAATGATCCGTCGCCAGATTTCGCTTTTGGTGATTGGCAACCCTGCTGCCATGAATCCGTTGTGAATCGCATCGACTTCATCGAAGATCCACGCAAGCTCATCCGGAATCCATACCGAAACTTTTTGGCGTCCGCTCATTTGAATATCGCCGTGATGTTCACGTAAGGGGGCTCGACCCGATGCATCGAAAAACTATTGTCCCCAGGACCGATCAGTTTCATCAAATCCTGCGGGCTGATTGTAGCATCAATCTCACGAGGCTTCCACATATTCGACGACAGAGTTGTGAACGCTACCGCTTTGCGAGCACGCACCCACATCCCCCCAATCGTGCGCATTAGAAGATCCGACCAGCCCTCGGTTTTCTTCGTGAACATGCCTATCGCAATCGCCACATCGTAGGCTTCCTCCACGGGAAGATCGGCAACCGTGTTGACCGTCCACGATGCACCCTCGTACTTGTCCCGAGCACCCTGCACGAACTCCGGAATGATATCGATTCCGTAGTAATCCTTGAGGCTTGGCCAATGTGCAGTCGCCCACGGATAGAAATCTCCGAACCCACACCCGACATCCAGAACGGATTCTACCCCGTCCACGTGCTGTAGAGCGTCCAGAATCCCTTTGAAGCGTGCCGACTGCCTGGACGGGTGTGAGTAGTCCAATTTCCGCAGCGGATCTGTATGCTGCTTGGCAGTGCTCAGAAAGTATTGACGTTCGTTGTCCGAGTGCATCCCTATCTCCCATCGCCAACAGGCCGACCAACGGGCATTTCACCAGCGGACTGTTTACCCGCCAGAAACGCCTTCGAGATTCGGAACGATACGAAGTTCGCGATTTCGGTTCGCTGTGCTACAGGGACGCTGTGGAGCTCCAGCAATTGAGTCAGAGCGGGAGTCGACCGGAGCGACCGCGTCACTTCTGTATCCTCGATCAAGATCGGTTGTGCGTACTCCGCCTGCAGTTGCATCCGAAGAGGCATTTCGAGAGCAGGATCTACTTGGGCTCCAAACTCGTCGTGTCCCATCCAACCGAGCAACCCGCCGAAGATGATCCCAACGACCGCGACCAACGCCTTCTGCTTTTTTCCATTTGTTTGAGGTTCCATCATTTTCTCCATCGTTGTGTGTCCCCGGGGACACTATTCAAAAAAGGGCTCGGGGGAGTGGACGGGATAACCACTACCCCCGAGCACACCAAACAGGAGTCAGCTTATAGATTGTACGACTCGCGTCACGAGTCTCCGCATGTTGTTGATTAGATCGTTCAAATCGAGAAACTTAATCACGTTCTTGAACATCGATTTCGAGTCGAAGGAATCGATAGCGACTTGAACAACCTTCACGCCTTGTCGCTCCAAGTCATCGACCGATTTTTTGGTGGCACGAATCGCCTCCATTCCGCCGTACCCGTGACCACAGGGAGCACCATCGCTCAGGACGATCATAAGACGGTTCTCGTTTTCGGTGTTCTTTTTGAACAGTCGACCGGCTTCCGCGATTGCTTGGTGATCGTAATTCTGGCCGCTGTGGTGATACCCGCCAATCGACGTGGGATCGGCATTCTCCCGACCGTACAGATACTTCATGTGATTGTCGGCGTGATTCGTTCCGCAAGATCCGTACGAATAAACCTCCAACTCAATCCCGTCGACATTCCGAAGGGCTTCGACGATCAGAGTCGCAACCCGCAAAGCGATCCCTGCCCGCGTCGTGGAAAGCTCACCGCCGTAAACGTCCGCCGTTCCCATGCTGCCGGATTCATCGAGCACGAGACACAGCGACAGCCCTTTGGCCGTTTTCTTGTAGTGGGTTTGGAAGATGCGTTTGGTCGCCTTGGCTGACCCGATCATTCGGCGTGACAGGCGTCCCTCAATTTTTTGGGTTTCGGTGAAGTGCCGCGTACCCTTGCGGAATTGGAAGACTTGTTTCATTTTTTGGACGTGTTCCTTGACCGCTTTTTTCGCCGCGTCGTATCGTCGCTTGTTTCCCACGTCCGTTGCAACGGGATGCGAGATGACCGTCCGCCGCTTGTCGTCTGCGTACCCGTCCGGATTGACCCAAGATTCGCCGAATTCCACACGCTCCGATTCGGCTTTGGCAAGGCACTCAGATTCGCTGCAATCCAATGGAGTGGAGACCGAGTCGAGCCGCTCAATCATCCGCTTCAGATCCGAGACACCGAAACGTTTGCCGATCCGTTTCTCACCCCGGTTATCTTTCGCACGTTTGGCAGTTTCGCGGGATGCAGATGCAGTCGGAGCAGTCGACTTGCCCGACTTCATCGCGTGCTCCATTTTCTCCGGAGTGTCGACCTTTTTCATTTTCGATTCAGCAGCATCGATTTTCTTATCCGATTTCGAATCAAGTTCCTCCAGTTTTTTGTCCGCCGCGTCCGCCTTGGCTTGTCGTTTCAGACGTTTCGCCATTTCGCGAACTTCCTTATCGGTCACTTCCGTTTCCGTTTTCGATTCGCCAGTTTCCGACGTTCCTTCGGCGTCGTCGGAGTCGTCTCCAGTTCCATCGGCTTCGGTTCCATCGTCGGAGTCGGAACCACCGGCTCCACCCGATCCGCCTTCGCCCGTTTCGGTTTCATCACCGAATCCTTCGGCAGAACCAGTTCCTCCAGCGGGCTCGTCGCCGTCGTTTTCGCCAGAGCCGCACGAGCCGCTTCCGCCGTCAGTTTCTTCCGTTTCGGTGGAGTCATCATCGTCACCCATCATTTCTTTCAGAGCCTTGGCCAAATCCTCGGCCATCGATTCATCCTTGCCGTCATACGCGTCACACAACTCATTGAAAATGTTGAAAGTGCGTTTCGCGTAATCGTGCACCGCATTCTCATCCTTGGGGAATTCGGCGAACTCGTTTCGCAGAATCGTGAACGGGCATTCCCCCGCTATTGTTGTCCACTCGCGTTGTGCGTCGGTGAGTCGGTAAGGCGTCCGGACGAATCCGAAGATGATAGCCAGGATCTTGTCCTTATCAGGCAGATTCTTCCAGTTATCGATAGCCGATCCGAATTCTTTCTTTTCGAACAACGCACGCTTGCACGCTTGGAGGTAGGGAGCGTACCCAGGAGACCGCTCGCGACCCGTCGCCTCGATCCGTTCATCCTCCCACAAGTTATAGAACAGTTGGAGAACACCACGCAACTCACCCGACTCCATCAGATTGAACATGAGTCGAGTTTCGTTCAGGTGTTCTGCCTCGTGGATCGCTGCACCGCAGTACACGTCGAGCATTTCGTTCGACTCGCAGACCTCGTAAATCGTTTTGTCCAGAACCAGATGCGGACCTGAGAAATCGCTGATGCGATCAAAACCAGCGGCTCCCCGTGCACCCGCTGCCATTGTCGCGATATCGATCCGCGTGCCGTTCGGCACTCCGTGAATTTTGAGAAGATTACGAATCGTTTCGCGAATTCGCATCAACTCAAAAACCACGCCCTCCGCCGACGATTTTTTCGAACGTCCGCGAAACCATTCCGCCGACATCGACGAGCCTCGCATCCGACGATCAGCGGCTTCATTCATCCGGAGGGATTCATCGATGAATCCGAACTCGCGGTCGTCTCGCTCGATTGGTTTGTAGTGAGTTGTCCAAGGCATTTTGTCGCTCCCGTTTGTGTGGTGGTTCGTTTCCCGTTGTGTGAAATATAGCCGGTATCGGCGAACGAGTCAACACCCATTCACCGAAATCGGCTAAAATTTCCTAGAATCCAGAGGATTCGCCCACGTCACCCTTTTGGATGATTTGCTGGATTTTCGCACGATCCGAGGTTTCGCCCCCCATGTCGCTGAACGCGTTGGCAATCGAGAACCGACAGGCAGCATTGAAGCTCATGCCCGCCCCAATCTTTTCGCCCGCGTTGAGAAGCATCCGAGTCGAGATTTGCTCACCGCCCGCGAAATCGCCGTCGACCGCCAACCGTCGCTGAGTGGTGGCAATTTCAACCAGACGATCCGCGTCCGCTCGCGTGAGACCCTCGCAGCGACCTAGGAGCACCTTCGCCTCGGCGTCTGCGGGTGGGAAGTCAAGAGCGATAACCGTGTCGAAACGATCCTTCAGAGCCTTGTCCAACTCGTCCGTTCCGCCGTAGATCATTCCGAGGTTCGCAGTAGCGAGAAACGTGACTTTCTCGCCCCGTTTGACGACACCGCCACCCTCATCCTCATCCAACGGCAAGTAGCCTTGGCGATCCAACAACGGCAAGAGAATGTTGAATGCTCCCCGCTCCGCCCGGGTGATTTCATCCAACAGGATCGCTGCCCCGTCACGCTGCACCGATTTCGCAAAACGTGCGGGCTCAAATTCGGTCTTGTCCCCGCGAAGTTTGACGTTGCCGATCAGTGCCGTTCTGGGTTCCGACATCGCACCGCAGTTGTACGGATCGAGCGGCTCAACGTTTTTGGGCTCGCTGTCATCGGTGATCGCTTCGGCAATTTTGGCCAACTCGCGATGCAGAGCCTTGGTTGCGATGTAGCACAATTCCGACTTGCCCGATCCCGACTCGCCGATCAGCAGAACGTTCCCACCGTTGCACATGCTGTAGAGTAGTTGTTCCCACACATCCTTGTCGACAAAGAACTGATTCGGATTCGGACGCTTGACCCGTCGCCAGATCGGTAGGTCCGCTTTGGCCTTGGGTTTGGGTTCCGATTTCGTTTCGGGTTTCGGTTCCTCGGCGGGAGTGTCGACCGCAGGAGCGTCGACCACGTCTTCCTCAAAATCGTCCGCGTCATCGTCCGCTGTGTCAGTGGCGACAGGTTCATCCGCCCCCTCGCCCGCTTCGACCACGTCACGATGCGAAACGTCGATTCCCTTGTCGAACGATTCGACCGCTTCCGCGTAGAGACGATTCGGATTCAAAACGCCGTCTGTGTCCGCCCCCGCTGGAATCGTGCCGTTGCTCAACAGCGACAGGGCTTCCTCCAGCGAGAGGTTGCCGACGTTCGGACGCAAGACACCGAAACGATCCCCTGCTTTGTCGAAAAACGCAACGAATGCGTAGGGATCTTCGGCTTGCCAGCGAAACGCGTCGACATCAAGATCGTCATCGCCCCACGCTCCCGCGAAAACCGTTGCGTCACGTTCAACTAATGCGGCGTGATCGCAACCGCCATCGAAACGGAACAACGCACAACCGCAAGTCGGCTTACCGGCTTCCAGTTTGATGCGATATTCGGTGCGTACCTTCCAGCTAATCGCGTGGAAAATGTGGTACTGATTTTCCGCCAGTTTGAACCCAATGTAGATCGGTTTCGCCATGTCTGTTTTCGCCATCGTAAAATCCTCCGGTTTGGTGTGGTGGGTTTTGTTTCCCGTGGTGGTTTTGTTTCCCGTTTCCCGTTTTCCAATAATTGAATTATCGCACATCCTCGCTCAGAAATCAAGCCGATATCGGCGAAATTTCGAAAATATTTTCCGGCCTCTGAATCCCGTAAAACAAAGCTTAATTATTCTGAGGCTTCAGAATCCGCCGAAATTTTTTCCCACGCAATCGCCATATCGTAACCCTCGGACCACTTAGCTATGGAGACCGCGAGCACCATGTTCGGCGGATATTCCGACTCTGGAAAACACAACTCCATCACCCGAACAGTGTCCGGATGTGCGTCTTCCAACACGCTAAGAAAGTCGGGCAGATCCCGTTCGGCGAACGATGTGAATCGCTTCTGCAATTCAACAAAGAGTCGTTCGAATTCCTCCACTGCAAAAGAGAACGGAGGGGGATTTTTGACCCAACTCATGTCACGTCGGAGCATCTTCAGATGTTTGCAGTCGCGAAACTTCATCCACCCCAAACAAGTGCACTGCGTTTCGCCCGTGATGAGGTATCGTTTTCGTTCGAACTCTGTGCCCTCGTCGGGCTTCGTGAGTTTGTCACAAACGTATCCGCCCGGGTGTTCCTGAAACACATAGACGGTATTCGGCATGATCGCAGTCAGTTCTTCGAACAATCCCTTCCGCATTTCAAAATCCTTCCATTCGAACGTCAGAAATTTCGCGTTCATCTGTGTCTGGAACCGACAACGTTGTTTCCGCCAACGCTTGCTTCGCCATCGTCGCCAGAGTTGTGGTCGTTACACACACCGCCGCTCGCGGTCCTGGGGGTGGATCGCCACGATCCGCAATCGCTTGCAGTGCTTCACGAAGTCGTTCGATTTCAAACCAGAATTCTAGCTCCGCGTTGTTAATCAATCGCGGCACTTCCTTGTGATATCGAAGCAACGTGTGCGTGTGGTCAGCATTCTCGCGGACTGTGTATTTCATTTTGTGTCCCCGGGTGCCTTCACTGATTTCGCCGTTCGCCAATCCTCGCCGTAGAGTTCGAATAGCGAAGCGATCAACGCCCGATGCTTCTTCGCCAATTCTACCACACGCTCCGCAATTTCCAATTCGTTCAGAACCGAACTACGACGCTTTCGAATTTTGAACGCACACACATCCGGATCGTCCTCCCCGATTGTGTGCGGGGGAGTTTCCGCCAACGCTTCGCCGTCGATGTATCCTTGCCACCAACGTCGCACCGTGTCTTCCGTCACCAACGTTGCTCCACGTTTGACGTGAGCACGCAACCTCGTGATGATCTTCCGCCGATGACACACAGGACGTTTGGATTCCACAAGCAGCAACGCTTCGGGGGTACACCCTTCAAGGATCGTATCCCGATCCGCGTCCGACACCCAACGCTTGTAAACCTGACGCCCCCACATAGCATCGGGTTCGTTGACGCGTCCCTTCAGTTGTCGGAGATAGGCAGTGTATGTGAGCATTCGAAGTTCTTGCCCCTGTTTGCCCTCGTGTCGATAACCCGATTGAATGTGGTCCCAAAGATCAGTGAGCTTCCAGATCAATGTCCAGAAACTTTTGGCTCGCTTCAATTGAGCCGTAGAGATTTCATCGAGCAATTTCTTCGTTTTACGTGCCCGCTCGTCCAGGTATTTCCGCAGATCCGATACACTGCCAATCGCCATTTTTCCTACTCCGGTTCTATGGTGAAGCGTTTCAATTCAAAATAAAGTGCGAGGGGGAGGACTCGAACCTCCAACCTCGTTTCCGTAGCAGTAACGCAATACGGAAGAGGGATTCTTCCGTTTCGTATGCTCCGAATCCGTGCTCACACAACGGCTCCCTCGCCCGCAGTCACCACGTGGACTTTCATTGGGCTTGGGCGGAGTGGCAGTATCAACGTTCTCTACCGAAGTCCGCACCGCGTCGTTCACGAATCGGCTATGATAACCAGTGAGCCTTGAGGCAAACGGGTTCAGCGTCCCTAATACCGCCGCCCTCCGTGAACAGCCAATTGAGCTACCCTCGCAAGTAGAAAAAGAGGTTGCGAAGATCCAGCCTACCTCCCCGGTTTGGCGTGCACTCCGCCCCGGGAAACCACCCTTCCACTTAGCCCAACGTGTCAGCGTTACCCGACGCTCGGGGACCGCCCGACCGCCAATACTGCACGTCCTCGGCAATGGCATCTTCGCAACCATAGATCAGTCGTCCCCCAAAGCGGCTTCAGCCGCTTCCGCGTCGGCGAGTACGCTTTCCAGATCCGTGTCAGACGGTTCCTCGTCGTCCACGTCATCCAGATCGCCCACAACGTCTGTATCGTCCTCGTCGGGCTCGGCGTCCGTCGATGTGGTATCAATGGGTTCCGCGTCCGCCGCACCCTTCAACGCCGAATAGCGGTCTTCGTCGACTCCCTTGATTTCGAGTTCGACACCAAACGCTCGTTCGATGTTTTTGACAACCACGTCCAGCTTCGCCAGGGCTCCTGTTAAGCCCGTTCCGGCTGCACCCGAGATAAAATCCATACAGATCAAATGGAGTTGATTTCCCGGGACTTCAGACGTGCTCATCGACTCGGCAACCTTCAGTGCCGACGTGACCACTTCGAATTGTTCGGGGTGGAGTTTGAAGGCGATGCGGGCTAGCTCATCGGGCTCGCCGTCATCGTCATCGTCGTCCGCCTTCATCGACTTGACCAGTTTTTCGACTTCGGATTTCGACAGCGTTTTGATTTTGCCGAGAAGTTCTTCCCAGTTCTCATCAGTGACCACCGGGAGGATCGCCCGTGCCTTCGTCCACTGCAGCCCGCGTAGGGTTTCGAGAGGAATGTCGAGTTCGACACAGAAACGCTCGTAGACTTGCCGCAGCGTGTAAGCCTTGCGTTTTTTCATCGCCAGTTCGACTTCGCAGTATTCCTCGAAAGACGAGTACGGACGATCCTCGCCGTCGACTGTGATCGTCCAGTCTTTCCAATACTCGTTGGCGTGAACCTCGTAAAGCATTTCGCCCGCGACAAGATTCAATTTGTCGTCGATCTCGCCGCTTGCGTGCAGGATGTTTCGCACCGCTTCCTTGCGTTCGGCAATCGGCATGTCCTGCTTGAGCATGGGAACGAACGTCGAAGCAGTTCCCTCCCAAATGTCCCCGGCTACGCCGCTGCCGAGAATCAGTTCCGTTGATGTTTCAGTTTCGCTCATGTGTCGTCGCTCCTAGTTTGGTTATGGTGAGCCAGAGGTTCGAACGTATCAAAGGTAAACTCGTGAATCAAGAGGACCGCCCCGGGCATTTGCTCGGGGCAGTCCGATCAGTTTCAGTTAGACCGCGACGGGCTCGGTTGCCACTTCGGGGTTCAGCGTGGATTCGATTTCATCGTCCGATTTGCCAGCGGCTTTGAGGACCGCGACGGCCAACTTTTTGCCCCACTTCAGTCCCCAGTTTTTTCCGCAAGTGCGACCGTAGCCGAGCACGACGCTGATCGGATCGGACAACTTGGAATTGCAGAACGGGCAGTTGCCAGTTTTGGCGTGCTTGAGAAGTGCCGCTTCGGGATCGTCCGCAAAGAATTTCAGAAACGCAACGATTTCGGGGGTGCACTTTCGGGACGGTTCGAAACGACCATCGCGGTGGATTCGGCCAAACCACTCGTTCTCACCGTAACGTCCGCCATCGGTGATGTTCAGCGATCCCGGGAACTTCGCCCGATTGCCAGCACGACCAAGCATCACGTGCTGCCCGTCCACATCGAAGTGCAGTTTCGGGTACTTGAGTTTGCTGCCCGCCAGATCGAAACGTGCAACGAGTTCCGAGAGGCTGACGCCCAAATCGATCTTGTCGGCTTTGGGGGTGGGGTGTTCCATTTCGTAGACGAGGAAATGAACCCAGTCGAGTTGCTTCTGCGACAACCCACGCTTCGACGTGCGATATTGCCGGTAGAGGGAAGCAGCGAAGTCGCCTTTGCAATCGGCGAGCAGTTCACACGCTTCAGTGTCGCTGTGTTCCGAGACAATCGTTTTCCCGCGTAGTGTGATTTCCATCGTGTCGCTCCCGTTTTGGTGGTGTGGAATTTGTTTCCGATGTTTGAAATATAGCCGGTATCGGCGACCGCGTCAACCCGATTTCACCGAAATCGGCTAAATTTTTTACAATTCACTTCCCACTCGCATTTGAGACTCAAAAAAAAATTCCAGTGTCCCCGGGGACACCTACCGCCAAACGGCAACGAATACCCCAACTCGCCCAAAGTACAAAGACAACCATCCGTAGCGAATGCCGTCCCTGCCAATCAGGACTTGCCAGAATCGCCAGTCGTCGTTCCGCCAAAGCTGCAGTTGAAATCGACCGAGTCTAAACATCATTATTCCTCGTTTCGCCAAACCTCTTGAGCCGCGTGCAATTGTTCCGGCGTCACCTGATCCGAAGGAAAGACATTCAACGTCAGGATTCGCTTTTTGGTTTCCCACCGAGGAATGCCCAACATATCGCAGATCTTCCAAATGCTCCTTTTCGGGCCTTGAAAGAATGCACGTTTGACATACCCATTCTCGTCTACGTCAGTCGACATGATTTACTCCAAAGGACAATCGGGATTTCGGCAACCCTCGCATTTCTTACCACGACAGCATAGCGGTTGCTGGCTTTCCGCAAAGTTAATCGCATATTGCCAGGACGTGACCCACATATTCCAGTGGGGCTCCAGTTGCTCCCAGTCATGCTGATCCACGCAGGGGAATTGATTCATGTACTCAACGAACGATTCCCACCCCGGGTGGTGCCACGCTGCACGTTCCTCGGGCGTGCTGCACGAGCAAGACCGAATGTGTTTGCAGTGACGCTCACCGCACTCAGTGCAGTTCCAGTGTTGAGTGGTTCCGTGCTGGCACATTGAACAGAGCATTTCAAACTCCAAATCTTTGGGCAACGACCGGACCACCGCATTCGGGACAGAAGTGCTTCCCGTCTACCGTGTGAGGCTCGCCGCCGTCCACGAATTGTGTCCACCCACAGCGACGTTCCTTCGCCCGCTTAACGTGGGAACAACGTTTGCGATATTTGAATCCCTTGCAATCGCAGCTGTACGCATATTCGGTATCGCCTTCGGGCGTGAACCCCCAACGAACCACGTGATTATCGCCCGTGCTTCCGACGACTACTGTAGACCATTCAATCGCCGTTTGGCACGCCCAGAAGGTTTGCTCGGTTAAGTCAGGCATCGGTCCCCTCGCTTTTCTTGAAATCGAGTCGAATCACCACAGAACGTACACGAGTCACCCACAGGACAAGAGACTAGCCCGTGAGTCACATCCAAGAGCATTCTCGCCACCGCATCCGCTAAGGGACTCTTGAGCGAATAGTTATGTTCTAGGACGTGTGCCCCGTGTGCGTCAAAACAAAATCCTGTCGGGGCTTCCGCTGCCAACGTTCGGGCGTGCTCGTCGATGAACAGCAGCACGCCAAGTTCGCAACATTTTTTCTTCAGTCTGCGGTATTGCATTCCACCAACTCCAATCAGATCGGCAACGCCGTAACGTTTAGCCATTCGGATATGGTCTCCCGTTCTTCGATTCACCGCGTTCGACAAGCCACTCCCACACATCCGCCGCTGTACCCGTGAATACGTGCTCTCCGTCCTTGTAGATGTAGTGAGCGTAGGTGTGTTCCCCGGCTCGCTCGTGAGTGTACCCCAGAGCCTCCAGAACCTCCGAGAGTTTCGGCAGGGGAAGTTCGCGTTCGGCCTCGCGGAGATATCGCTTGGGCGTGTTCGTCTCGGAGTCGTCCGCCGAATACATGACATCCGGCAGCACGCCATTCTCCACGTACGCCCAGAACCGCTGGATAAGCCCATCAAACTCGCAGACCGTGTCACGCAACCGTGTCACGCACGAGGACGATGGAGATCGCTCCGCCGTCGCCGTCATGCTCGCGTTGGTAGGCTAACGCATCCACCAGCTTATCGAAGTGATTGTGATCCTGAATGTCGCCGTGCTCGTCGACTAGTTCGCAGTCCCACTCGTATGTTGTTTTGACGGTCATCGTGGCAACTCCTGTGAACGTTCCCAATCGATAGGTTTGATACCCTGCATGTACTCCCAGTTGCGTGGGTATCCCATCGCCAAGACTTCCTCATAAGTCGGTGCAGGCTCGGGCGGAGGACCGAAGAGTTGTGCGGGGGTGACAACGCTGATCCCGCGTGCGTTCGTGTCGATGTGCTGTGCCATTGTTAGCTCCCGTGTGGTGAAGGTGGTGATAGTTGGTTTCCTAGTCAATCGACCAGCAATGATCGAAATAGTCTGTCATCGGGTCGCTGCGGTCATCGTGGCAAGGGAATGCGAATTCCAACACATCCTTCATCCGACAACGTGCTTCCCAATTCGCCTTGCGTCGTGCTTCCCGTTCCACGTCATCGCCGAGTTGCGGGAGTCTCACGTCAACCACTCGGGCCATTGAGTAGTTCGGCGTGCGAACGCTGACGCCTCTGATTCCGAGGATCTTGAAAAGTTTGCGTGCGAGTTTGGCCTGTTCCTTGCGGGGGATGTGTCGATCCGTGCAAATGACCGGCACTGTTTTGGCGAGTTCGCCGCTGACGATTTCGGCGAGTTTCGCGTGCAGTTCAGTCGCTTTTTCGTGTTCGCTTTTCATCGGTTCAATCCCGTGTGGTGGTGCGTGTTGTTTCCTAGATCACGCCGCAAGAGAGAACGAAGTCGACCGCGTCTTCTACGGTATCGAATGCCAGACGGGGCAAGCCTCGCCGTCCCCGGTATTGGTTGCTGTGGCCGAGCACGTAGCCGAACGAGTCGTCATCCCACAGCACGCTCAGAGCGACTTCGCAATCGTGGGTGAGGTTAGCGTCGTCATCGAAGTATCGCTCCAGAAAGAGCACGCCATCTTCGACCGATTTCGCTTCGATTGGCAGATCGAAGGATTCGCGTAGTTTGTCGGCCAGCTGATCGAAATTTTGATTTTCGTGGTTCATCGTTCGGCTCCGGTATGGTGGTGATTCGTTTCGCGTTCGGTTTAACGTCGGAGAATGTGAGCATCCGTTACACGGTCCCGAGGAATAGCGTAAGCAAAGGGATCAGACGACCACTTCACCAATTCGTTGAGAATGCGTTTGGTGGATCGGATGCTCAACCGTTCCAGATCGGTCAGACCGTTCCACGCGTTGAGAGCGGCTGTCGCCATTTCACGCTTTTGGGCGTCGTCGTCAAACCCGTTGTAGTTGTTCAGATCGATCCAACGGTTGATAGTCCGCACGGCTTTATTCACGGGATCGGTTGCACGATCAATCATGCGGTTGATTTTCGCCATCTCCTTGCGGATTGCAGCAATTTCATTCGCGATTTCGGCTTCGTTGAATTCGGCGATTTTTTGTTGACGTGCGAGGGCTTGCGATTTAAGCGACATGGTTTTGGTCCCGTTTGCGGTGGTGGTGAATGTGTTTCGCATGTTTGAAATATAGCCGGTATCGGCGATGATTGCAAGGGGAATTCCTGAAAAATCCAAAAATTTTTCAGCGGGCTGGCCGGATTTCATCTATCCGGACTACGATGCATGGCTCTGAAGTGCGTATTTTACGGGCTTTCACTTCTACCACTTGAGCATCGTCGGCAAGGCAAAATTTTTGCAAAGAATCCAAAAGTCATTTCTTTTCGGACTTGGCGAACTCCCAATTTGGAATGAGTTCACCGTAGATTTTCGACATTCGCCTATAAACTTTTCGTTCCAAAAGTAAAAGCGTGATGTGCGGGTAGTATCGCCGCATTCGCTTGAGCTTTGTTTTTGAAACAGGGTCCATGTAACCCTTAACTTCGACGAGATAGAAAATCCCCTCTGCGTTGGGAATCGGCCAAACTTTGAAATCGGGAAGATAGGATCGCGTTCCCCGCTTGATCTTATGGAACCAGTACGTTTCCGGTTCGTATTCCCACTTCCAAATAAGTCCTTCCTCGACCATGAGGTTAAGGTATCGAGCGTAGTTTGCCTCCCAGGCACTACGGAAAAACGCATCGCCAAGATCGGATCGCCGCCCTTTTTTGGTCTGTGAAAATGGGGACGATCCACAGCGTTCGTGATTGGCTTCGGTGACTTTCCGATGATGCTCATCGCTCATTGGTCGATTCTGTTGAGTCAACCCGAGTCGCGAAGCCATGAGAGCTACGCCCGAATACGGACGCTGCAAACGTTTCGCTATCGTTTTGATGCTGAATCGTTTCGAATCCGTATTTGTGTAGTAGTCGCGAAGTCGCTGAATTTCCGCAGCAGTCCAATTGGTGTTCCGTTGCTCATCCTGCGGAATCAATCGCTTCACCCGTTCGTGGAATGATTGCGGACATAATCCTACGAGTTGAGCACCAACACGCAAAGTCGGTGCCAGTCTGTAAGCCTTGCGAATGTCATCATCCGAGACACGTTTGTTATGTACTGTAGTATTCATAACCTGAGAATACTACAGGACTTCAATCAAGTCAACCCGACCGCTCCACTTCGACAAGTCAAGCAGCTTGCGACCAGATTCGTCAGCACGAATTTTTCCTTCCTCAACGTACGTTCGAAAGTCGCTCGGTTCCGCCAGCCAACACGGGTGGTGGAACAGGCAGTTCTTCGCACGCTTGTCTGTAGGTGTATGACACTTCATTCCGTTTTCCGGAAGCGTCTCATCACGAATTGCTTCCCAAACGATTTGTGCTTTTCGTTTCGCATCACGCCACCACCCAGGCTCATAGTTGTAGAGCATCGTTTTGCTGGCGACCGTGTCTCGGTTGATGAAGAGGAACACCATCCGTTTTTCGCCCTTGAGTTTCTGGTAGATGCACGATTGCATTTTGTAATAGCCCGCGATATCCTTCGGGCCTTCCAAGAGAGTGTAGCCGTAATTGCTCACGGTCTTCAGTTCGAACGGGACGAGTGTCCCCGCCGACATCGACCACATTCGCCTCATGCATTCCTCTGGATCGCGTTTGTGCAGATCGCCCATTTCGTAGAGGTACGCTATCCGCTCCACGCTGACCATTCCGTCCAAGTGCCCTTCAATTCGAAGGTGTTCGTCGCGAACCGTTTCCTCTTGAAATTCCCAGGTGATTTCCGTCGTATCCCAATCGACTTCGGGCTCAGGGTGAAATCCGCCAACCCTCACCCCAGTCTTTTTGTTCCACCATGTCCCGTAGAGAACGCCCATCGGCCCTAGCACTTGATTCTGCATGAAATAATGCAGATACGATCCGATGTTCATCCGTAGGATGCTCGCCCAATCAAACTGCACGTGTGGGCGAGGATGCCAATAATTCAACACGAACTGCCGAGGACACAGCGAATGAAGACCGGACGCCCTAAGCCAGTCCGTTCCCGGCTCACGTGGGGGACGTGAGTTCAGCCAAACCTTGATTGCTTTTTCAAGGTGACAATACTTCGCGGGTGAGTCGATTTCGACATCACGTTTCCGCTCGGCGTCAAGTTCCCTCATCCCATCCAGAATCGACATCGGATAAGCCCTCGCCTTGTCCACGTTCCAGCATGTAAGCAATGACCGTAATCGGCAGCATGACCCAGGTCTTCGGGACAGTAGTTGCTACCCCGTTCATTTTGACAACGATTCCCGGGTGCTTGCCGATCTCAAACGCTTCCCGACAGATTTTCACGAGATCCCGTTTGGTTACGTTGATGACTTGCCCTTCGGTTTCCTTCGAATCCAAAAGAATATCATCCAAGCGAATATCGCCCTTGTGGGCTTCCATAGCACCGCTCGCCGGTTGAGCGACACCACCAAGCGTGTCCGCAGCGTCACGCTCCGTCTGCAGCGTCCGAGCTTTCACAGACTTGTGTTTTTGCGAGCCAAGTGGTGTTTGGGTTCCCGGCTTTTTGGGTTCCCGATCAGCGAATCGAAATTCTTTCGTCATCTTCGTTTGGCTGCAGCAGCTTCGCAGATCGCCAACCACAAGAGTCGATACAGTTCGGCATCCTTGGCGACTTGTTCCATCAGTGCTTTTTGAGTGGGAAATTTCAGATCGCCAAACAGGGTCTTGCCCTTTTCAGTGACGATCAGCCCGTAACGTTTTCCAGCTTTCAGCATCCGCGAAAGATTGTCGACTTGGCACGCTGGCCATCCGTCCGTTTCCTTCAACGCCATACGATAGGCGAAGTTCAATCGGGGGATGTAAGTCTTATTCTTATGCACCACCCCGCCGTATTCGCCGATGGCTGTTTCTTTGTCCGTATCGTCGCTGATTTTCGCCGATTTCGTGTAGACGATAATCGACGCCGCGAATCGCTGTGCACGTCCGCCCGGGAGTGTGCGAGGATCGCCAAACATCTGCCCGATATTGATACGGAATTGATTCAGACAAATAATCGCTGGACCGCCCGTGGAAGATTCCTGGCTCATACGGTTGAGGCTCGCCGTCCACGTACGCATCGCCCGATTGAGCAACCTCGCGGCTGCACCAACTAGCGTATCTTCAGAGGACTGTTCGATCTCTTTCGCGGGGGTCATTTGGGCAATGGAATCAATTGCGATCAGATCGAAGACGTTCTCGCGAATAGCCGCAGTGACGATATCGACCGCTTGCTCCGCATATTCGGGACGGGCGACTATGTGGCTATCCGGATTGAATCCGTTTCGGATCGCCCAATCAATATCGAACGCACCCTCCAAGTCGATGAAGAGACCCTTCCCAGGTTCGAACTTTTCCGGATCGACCAGCGACCTGTGGAGCCGCGTCTTGTGATCGTAGTTTTCGATTTGTTCGAACGCCTTCAGAACCTTCAGCGTTTTCCCCGTCGACTCGTCGCCCGCGATGACCATCGTCCGTCCAAACGGCCAACCTCCACCAAGAGCACAATCCAAGTCGATAACCCCGCTGGAAAATCGGTGCAAACTCAACGCACCGAAATTCCCGCCGACTTCAACGACTTCACCCTTGTACGTTTTGTTGATCGCATCCATCCACGACTTCACGCGATCCAATGTCGTTTCGTCAGAATCGCTCACGATGCGTCCCGTTCCTTTCGGTAGTCCCGCAGTGCCTTCACTTCCTTGTTCAAACGCACGTCCACGAAATTCTTCGCCGTCGTTAGTGCGTCATCCATTTCTTCCACGTAGCACGGCAGTTGGGCATTGACTCCAACCTGAACCGTCTCGTAGTTTCCCATGTTCACCGTCATCCGCACGCCGAACCCTACCGACGCGAGAGGAACATCCGCAGCGGGGACTTCAACCTCAAGAGGTTCGTCATCGCTTTCCTCGCGGTCGAGCACGCCGCTACGGTGGTACATTTTCGTGACCGTCAACATTCGACGCTCAGACTTCGCAGAAGTCAAAGCATCCGTTGAGATTTTCGAACCGACATCACTGCTCTCACTCATTTCCGTCGCTCCTTAATTTGAGGTACAAAATCAAGTTTTTGATAGGTCTTTTCCCGTTTCGTCGCAAGGTTCTGATTATACGGAGTCGAGAAGACGGGATCGACGATCAGCAATCGCTTCTTGTCAACCGGACGTTGAATCCGACCAACCACTTGCTGAACGTCCGCCCGGGGTGTTCCGAAGATCAGCGTATCGAGTTCCGGAATGTCTGTTCCCTCCGCCATCATTCCATACGTCGCCAAGATCAGATCGCACGACGCCGCTTCCTTGAGTTCAGTTTCCGTTGGTCGCCGTCCCTTTTTACCGTTCGGAATTTTACCCGTGTATCGTCCAATCGTCAGCGACTCGCCATCCTTCAGAATTCGTGCACGAATCCACTCCAATTGGTCGAGCCGATCAGATACCAAGAGCACGCGACGACCAGCCTTCACGCCCGCGACCGCTTGCTCCGCGAGCCACGCGTTAAATTTCGCGTTCTTTGAAATCGAATTGATATATCTCGCCGTGTTGATCTTCCGCCCGAAACGAAACATCGAATCACGAACGTTGGTCTTCCACAACACTTGAACGTATTCACCTGAGAGCGTTTCCGCATTCGCTCGGTGTTGAATGTCGCCAACGTGCCAGTGCCAGATGCACTCGCACCCGTCCTTACGTCTCCACGTCGCCGACACCGCCAACCGATAGCGTGCCTCGGGAATTCGCATCACGCGTTCAAACGTTTTTGCTGGATATCGATGACCCTCATCGTAGATGACCAAACCGAAGTGTCGAGCGAAATCCAACGGTAGCTCCAGCCTTCGCGAATACAACGTTTGTGCCATCGCTGTAACGAAATGACAATCCTGATATCGCCATTTATTTGCTTGGACGTGTCCGCCCCGTGCACCCGGGATCAGATCCTCGGCAGTCTTGTGCCATTGTCCCGCCAAGTCTTCCTTGTGAACGAGGATCAAAGTCGGAGTGTGCAGCAACGATGCTACTGCCAAACCAACCAACGTTTTGCCGAATCCGCACGCCGCTTCAAGTCGAGCACCATAAACGTTGTCTATTGGATTGAACGACGCTACGAGTTCAGTCACCGCAGGGAGTTGACCCTTACGCCAATCGCACTTCGGTTCCGGCCACTCGATGTGTGGATACGAAGTATTATCCACCACGTGAACAGTCGGATCATTCTTGAACTGATCCAAACCCCACATGCGAGGAACGCCAATGACTTCACCGGGATGCTCATAGAGTTCCAGTGTCGCCGACGCCCCTCGGTAGGTTTCGGTATGAATCGTCAGTTCCGACTTCAGCTTTTCTACATCCGCCGCAGCTTCCGGAATCCACAATAGTCGGTCTAGTTTTAGTTCGTGCGTCATGTTACAAAAGGCACTGGCCCCCTTCACGGGGATGGATGCCAAAAGCCGCTCCAGGGACCAGTGCTGGGCATCGATTCATCCTTTGATTCCCCAGTTGTCTGCAATGTCGAAATCCATTCGCAGAGGTACTCGCAATTGAACGACGTGCTCCGTCACCGCTTGCACGTCGTCAATCACATCCGCGATTACCGAATCCTTATCCGGCACTTCCAAAATGATCTCGTCGTGAACGAAGTTCGTCAGCCAAACCCGACGCTCCCACCATCCTTTATCGATGAACAACTCACGCAGTTTCACGATTGCCAGCATGATGAGATTGCACGCACTCGCCTGGATCGGAAAATTGACGAATTGATTCAACGCGTGCTTCGGTGACTTGCGTAATTCGTTCGCCGTGATCCGTCGCCGTCGTCCGAAAATGTCAGTGCAAACTCCGGTATCGTAGAGTTGACGCTGCATCTGCATGTGCCAACGTTGGACTCCGCGATAGTGTTCGAAGAATTGCGTGATGACATCCTGCCACTCATCGACCGACAAGTCCGGATATTCGTCATGCATCTTCCTCGCGGTGGCATTGTAGATCAGTGCGAAGTTCGCACGCTTACCGTTCTGCCGGTCACCGTGCAACGCCGCGATGCTTTCAGTTGTTTCGGTGTGAATGTCGAGACCATGCCAGAACGCTCGGATCTTCGCAAGATCGTACGAAGAATCCCCACGACAAACTGCACACGTTCCAGCCTTCTTATCTACATGAACGTGCTTCGCCCCACACTTCGGACAAGTATTCAGAATTTTCTCGTTTTCGTCCGCACCACATTCGGGGCACGTGTGCAGAATCACCGTTGAATCCCCCGCCGCTCCGCACGCCGTGCACTGCCATCCGCGATAGGCACGCATAAACGCCGCGTCTTGGGTGAAGTGTGCACACAACCGGAGTTCGATCTGCGACAAGTCCGCGACAATGAAACGTCGACCGTCTGCCGGTATCACGTTCCGCCGAATATTCAGATGCTTGAATTCCTTCGCCAGATACGCTGGAATGTTTTGGAAGTTCGGATTCGTGCAGCGGGTTCGCCCTGTCGAAGAGACCACCCAGAACGTTGGATGCACTCGCCGCTTCGGGTCTTCAAGACACATCCGCGTGAGAGGTTCAATGTAAGTGCTTATCATTTTCGACGCTGTGCGAAACGTCTTGATTTTGTGACAAACCGGATAGCGTTTCGCCAACGTATCCATCGCCTTCGCGTCGACCGACAACCGCTTGCCGCTGTCCGTCATCGGAATACCCCGTGTCGAATATCCCAACTCGTCAAACAGTCGCTTCGCCAGTTGATCCCCCGAGCCGAGATTCAAGTCGCCGATCTCCGACAACACTGCATCTTCCATATCATCGCGAAGTTTCTGGAACCCCGTCAGCAATCCGCGAGCACCCGAGAGATCCCAACCGACACCCACTATCTCCATATCCGAGAACGCGTTCAATGCGGGCATCACAATCTTAGAGAACAAGTTCCAAAGATTTTGCTTTTCAAGTTCCGGATGATACTTATGCCACAGCTTCAACGTCCAACGAACGTCATCCAACCCATACTCGTAAAATTCCTTCGACCGAGGACCGTGTTCGATAGCTTCCTTGTAAGTCATCATCCGATGACCAAACGTGTCGTAGACTAGCGGCTTCAAACCTAGTTGATTCGGATGCTTATTGTCATCCAACAGGTTCGCCGCGACCATTGTGCACCGCAAGCTGACTGGATATCGCGTGATAAGTTTCGCCGCACGTAGGCACTTGATATCATACTTCGCGTTGTGTGCAACCGCGTGAATGTTGTGATTGTAGAAAAGAGCTTTGCAGATACGCTCGATATCCGCGTCCGTATCCGCAAAGAATTCCGCCCCTTCAGTCGCGAATCCGCAGCCTATGAGTTTGAAACCATCCGCATTGAATTGGATAGTATCAAGGTGCTCCACGTCAAACGCAAACGCACCGTGTTCTTCGGCCATTTCGATGAATGTATCGACGCCCATCGTCTTCATTCCACCATCCGATAAAAATCGGGATAGCACTTGGGGGAAACAGGCTCACCACAAACCGAACCCAAGTGCTATCCCTGGCTACAGCCGATCAAAAATCGACGGAGGCATCCGTTCCCTCCGCCGTCGTCGCCCCTTCACCCGACTCCCAAGGAAATTTGCCGCCGCTCTCACGTGCAAGCCTTTGCACAGCAGCAGCAACCTTGTCGGGATCAGGCTTCAGCATCGTGCTGAAATCGTGAGGTTCGGTATCCACCGGAAGGTCACTCAAGTCCACCATTTTGATGAACTCGTAGTCGTCTCCGACGCTCGGCGATTGTTCGTCGTTCGTTCGATAAACGTTGAACATCGCCCCCTTCAACCCCTGCCCTTCCTCCACCCGGGCGAGACGTTTCCGTTTGAGAATTTCGGTCGTCTTTTTCTTCGCACACAGAATCCGTTTTTCGTTCTTCCGAACCTTACCGGATTTGTCTTTGAATTCGGTGCAGTCGATGACCGTGAAGAACGCACCCTTGTAACGCCGGAACTTGCTTGTCGCATCCGCCCACCGACAGAGTTGGCAAGGCATTCCGAAGGGCTCAACGCACGTCACCCAGTTCTGCCACGAACCGCCAACGTTGAATTGATGTTCCCAAAGAATTGGGGCTTCACCGCCCCCAGTGACGAAGATGATTTTCTTGGATTCGCCGCGAGGAATCCAGAGACGTTGGAAGGCTCCACCCCCGGGAATTGGATCGCCTGACATGTCCGCGTCATCGATCCCAGTTCCGATCAGCCAATCGGGTCGCTCGTCGCTCATTACAATTCTCCATAAAGAGAGTCAACTAGGTGCTTGAAATGCCGTTCGCTTAATGCACCCACATCTTTGTCTTCCGGAAGTCGTGCTCGTTTCAGACCGATCAAATATTTTCCAATTGTTTTCTCAGCCTTATCCCAACCACGATTTCCAGCAACGTCATTATCATACCAAACCGAGACTGTTTTGTCGAGACCCAAGATCAGTTCCGCTTGCTCCGGAGAGATCTCCGCTTTGAACGTGCACGCCACATCCGCGTCACGTTCAGCCGCCCACTCCCAACAACGCAACAAGTCAAAATATCCCTCAACGATGAACAGTCTGGGACGATCAGTAAATTTGTCGGCTCCGCCCAAACACTTGCCCGTTTCGACACCGAAGTAGTTGTAATATTTTCGCGGGTCACTGGCCAACGTTCGACCGACCGCCCCGAGCAGTTGATGTGCTTGGTTGAAGATCGGAAACACAACCCTATCTTTGTGCAGATCATACTTCAGTTGGAACTCGTCAATCCGTGACTCAGGCACTCGGTCGACAACGTACCGATGTGGGTCCGATCCTGGCCGAATAAACCGAAAGTTATCGAGCACCGTTGGCTGCAAAACACGCACTTGAGTTTTGACCGTTGGAAGACTCCACGAATCGATTCCAGACATCGCCGACGCGAGCCGAGTTCCCAACGATGGCTCATCGCTAACCGTCAGATTATCGGCTAACGCGTTAAGGTCCGAACGTTCGCCGAGAGTAGCAACAGAATCGACCAGCGACCACAGCTTGCCGCCCTCGCCGCACGAGAAACATTTCCAGAGCGTTGGAGGCTCGCCGAACTTGATCGACAGCGACGGGTGGTGATCCGTTCGCTTTTTGTGGAACCACGGGGCAAGTGGGCAAGGGATCTGAACGTGGTCACCGTTCGGATACAGATGCTCCGTGTTCACCCCGATCTGGTTCAGAATCAGCTTGAGTTCGGTCCACTCCATCGTAGATCTCGCGAAGGTAGTCGTATAGGTATTTTGCGTAAGCTGCAGAGTACCACGTAGAACCCATCAGAAAGCCCTTTCCCGGGCCTGCCTCGTACAGTGCATAGAATGCCGAACGCACCCGAGGATCGCTGAAACGGACGCAGGAGACACGTTTCGTACTATTTTCGGCCAATGTGACGACCGACTCGCCCGAATCCGTCTCGCGGAGCATCGCCAGGATCGTATCAGAGGGCTTTTTCCCCTCCGTTGGGGGTGTGTCAGACATCAGAAATCCACCTTGTGAGCCGCACCCTCGTCAGTGTCCCCGGGAGCACCGTCGTCCTCGGTGACGACGATCTCCGAGAAGTCCATTTTCTTCATATTCCAATTGATTCGAAATTCCGATCCAAACGTTTCGCCCGCACCATCCCGAATCTTCAGAAACGAGATCTCAAGTTGCTGCATCAGCCGCATGTCCTCGTTGGCAAACAGCCCTATCACATTGTCGGGGTTGATCGTCCATTCCTTACCGTAGCGAACATTCCACGCCCGCATTTTCGGTCCACGCTTCGGGTCTTTCCCTGTCGTTTGTGCGTCCCCGTGTTGAGTCGACACCACCCAAGGAATTTCAGTCACTTCCGCAGCTAGTTGCAGATCCGTGACAATGTCGACCGTGTTTTCCCATTTGCCCGAACTCCCCGCCTGATTCCCTTCGAATCGATACCCGCCATCGATATAGACGATATCGGGCTTGTGTTCGTTGACTAACGCCGTGACATCCGACACACGCCGCACAAGTTTTTTATCGGCGATGAGAATGTCTCCGCTGAAGTCCATTTTCGATGCTTCACGTTCCCAACGTTCGACCGTTCCGACATCGAGTTCCCAATCACGCAGATCCTTCCAAGGCATCCTGTAGTGGATCGCATCCAAGCGTCGATGAATCCGAGCCGCTGCCATTTCCATCGTCACTAAGAGCACGCGTTGATTCTGCTCAAGTGAGTTATCCGCACAGACACAGATCGCCCAAGTTTTTCCAGTGTTCTGCATCGCTGTGAAGACGTTCAGCGTTCCGTCAATCCAGCCCTGAATAACGTGATCCAGCGACTTCCAAGGTGTAGGCATTCCACGAACGCCGAGTTTCTTTTCCTCAAGATAATCGCCGACACGTTTCGAAGCGTCTTCAACGAATTTCGTCACCTTCGACCGAACACTCAACGGACGCAACGCCGACGCAGTTTCGTTCAGCAACCGGAGGGCTTCATCAGGATCTCGGCCTTCCAGTTCCGCAATCGCATCCTTCATCCGAGTTTCGATTGCTTTGCCGAGTGTTCGCTTACGAACAAGATCCGCGAGATAAGACAGCGGCTCAGGAGAATCGGGCAGTTCGATTCCTGTATTCTCGTGAAGCATTTCGGCAGTCGGCCAAAATCCTTCTGCGTCGTGAAATGAAATCGCCCAATTGTAAGCAGTCTTCGCGTCATCAAAAAGATTGTGCTCGCCCACACCCGCACGGGTGAGTTCCGCAGAATCTTTCTCATGCAGCAACGCCGCAATCAATCGTTTTCCTAGAGCTCCCACGTAGCCTTCCGTTCCTCCCGAAAGTCATGTCCACCACATTTCAGCGGAAACATACATTCCTTCATCGCTGCTGCCAATCCAGGCATCCGTTTTGTAAACGTTGTCTTGATCTCGTTAGTCGTGACAATCGTCGCCCGCCGATCCTCCAACCGAGAGCGAACAACGTTTTCAATTTCAGCCTCAACTTGTGTCGCCGTCGATGCAACCGTCACTTCATCGACGACCAGAACCGGAACAACCAGCACACGCTCATACAGTGTGAATTCTTCATCGAATGGAGTCTTTTGTATTTTGTGTGATAGAATCTCGCGGGCATTGATCCACAACCCAAGGTGACCAGCAACCGCCGCAGCCTTCAAACAGATTGCTGCACATGCGGACTTGCCCGTAGAATACTTGCCAAGCAGTAGCAACCCCCGACCGTCCCGCACGTGCTCAGAAATGTCTTCAACGTAACGTTGAAATTTTTCCTTGTGTTCGCACGCATCCGGAATCTCGGCAAGTCTCGACCCCCAATGATTTCGCGGGAGTCGCATACGTTCTAAAATCTTCTCGTCCATTACCACTCAGACGTTTCCGCGTCCATCGCCTCTTCATCGCACCGCGTCAGCATCCGTTCATCTTCACGTTTCTTCGGAAACCCATTCAGCATCCGAGTTCGTACCACCTGAAGAAACCCCACGGTGCCTACTAGATTGAACGTTGGCACGTCGCGATCCGTCGTGCTGAATTTATCCCAATTATCGAAAACGAAAGCTACCATACGCTTGGCCAGACCTTCGTCAGCGTTGCAGAATTTCAAGATCGCATTCACTCGCCGATATTCCGCCGCGTACGTTCGTTGATTGCCCGCGTCCTCACCCCCAGGCATTGACCGCTCCGTTGACGCGAACGACATCGGCCATCTATCGCGAAACTCACTGATGAAGTAATCCCAAACCCGCTGCTTCGGCGTTTTCGGTTTCCACCGTCGCTTTGGTTTCGCATCCTGAAGAACGTCATCCGCAACGCGTTTTTTACGTGCTTCCGCACGTGCCAACATTTCCTTAACCGTTGCTGACGGATTAGACATCGTTCGCTCCAGTGTCCCCGGGGACATTAAGCAGTGATGTGTTTGACAAGTCGTGGCTTTTTGAATTCCCACTGCCCCGAAGTAACGTCGAGTTTGAATTGAGCGGGCGACGACGCTGGCGTGATTCCCGTGATGCTCGTCGTGGAGTTGCTGAGACAGTTCGTTGACGAACCACCGAAGGACAACGTAGCCACACCACCGCCGCCTCCAGGCTTGAACCCAAAAACCTCAACGTCGTAAGTAGCATTGACATCCACGTTAATCCACTGATAGACAATCCCCGCTCCCTCGACAACCATGTACCCGTCAGCCGCCCAGATCCGCTCATCGTCATCGCAAACCCAAACCGTCCCTTGTCCAATTTCGTTGACGCCCTCAAACTCGCCACACAAGAGAAGATTGTCCGACGTGTATTCGGTCGCTCCAATGTCTTCAAAGGATTCGACGAGCAAAGTCATTTGTGCAGTGGGTTCAGGATTATAACCACCTGCGATCTGAGACAACAGACCCGTCACCAAAGTATTTTGCTTAGGCGTCCGGAACTGCACGACTTGGTTGAGTCGAAGCGTATCGATGTGCGTACATTTCACCGTCCACACTTTCCGCTGACGTTTGAATTCTTGGAACCGATGAACCGCCACGTCGAAAAGAGTTTCTTTGTCGGAGATGTAGAGGTTATCAATCGACTCCACTACCGTTCCGAATTCATTCTGCAAGTCCGGATCAGTGACGATCATTTCGATGCGATTCGGATCTTTCTCATCATTCGCTTTGTCCGCCGACGTTCCAGCGTTCGCACCACCGCCGCTCGTGCCACTACCACCACCGCCCGCACCGCCACCTGCACCACCGACCGCAGCCTTTTTGCCTTTGGTCAATTTTTTGACCATCGCCTTGAGTTGTTTTTCGACCGCCTTCGCTTTTTCCGCCCCGAGTTTTTTCTTCGCCCCAGGACCGTCGATTGACTCCGGAGGTTTCGCCCGCCCGCGTGCCCCGAGTGTCACCGAATGATCCCCTGCAGCGAGAAAACCTTGAGTAGTCGGAACCATTTCGATTTCACCGTCCGAGCCTTGTCGCACCGTGATCGTAGCTTCATCACCCGACTCATAATCACCGTCGCCGTCAGTGATTTCGAAGTTTGCTCCATCGACGTTTCCAGATTGAGCACCAACCTTGATCCCCTGCAGTCTCGCCCGAGCATCGGGTTCAGCAATCCCAACCTTCGCACAAATTTTCTGCTCGCCACGCGTCGGGCGACGTGCGGGAAGACCACTGCCCGATCCCCCAGGCTTGCCACCACCCCCGCCCCCGCAGATCATTTGCTGATCGCCACATTCGTATTCGGAGAAAAACCGCCCGCTGACTTTCAAGATCGAAGGACCGAAGTCCTGTTCGTGAGAAATGTTCGCTTCGATAACAGCCTCGGCAGGAATCACGAAGTCGACCGAATCACTCGCGTCCTTCCACAACCCCGCCGTGAGAATACCATCCGCTTGCACGAACAGATCAGACTCGCCCGCTTCCGCGACGGCTTGCATTTCCGCCAGCAAATTGTTACCCGTCACGACTCCCCGAATCAGATGATCGTCCGAAGCGAGTTCGCTGAAATCGTAGAGCCAGGGTGGAGTTGTCCCGTAACGGCTGGCTAACTCCGCCAATATGTCGCCGACGTTCAACGTGCCTTCAACCGTCAGCGAACCAGTTGCACCCCCGCCCGCTGCCGTATACGTTCCTGTGACCGAGCCGACACGCGTCCATTTCTTACCGTCCGTGTCCTCAATCGTCCACGTCCCCGCAAGTTCCGTGAGCGTTGATCCCGCCCTCGCGTATCCACCCCCGTCTTGAAGATAATACCCGCCTTCCGCATAGCTACTGTTCGAATTCCCTGAAGCGAAGTAATCACCCCGAGACAACGCGTTGAAGAATTCGGTATTGACTGGCTTACGCCCCAACCGCGTGAAGTAAGAAACGATTGACAGCGAAACTTGTCCCGCCGACAATCCTTCACCCTCGCGGACTGACGAAATCAATCCGTTGATCCAGTGCGTTGTTCCCCACAACCCACTCACATCCACGCCACCCGAACCGACCGCCGTCGCTGCAAGGTAGATCCTCAACGGCGTCCAGTGGAGCGACTCGTCATATTGCCCGCTCGCGTTCATCAGTTGAACGCTTCCAGAATATTGCCCGCCCATCGCACTAGTCATCGACCAGTTGACTAGGTCATTCATCAGAGTTTCATCAGCAATACAACTCATGGCTATGCCTTCGCAAACGCGTGTGGAATTTTCGACGTGTCCTGGCCACGCTGCCAGATTTCGTGATCGAACTCATCGTCGATTTTCTCGCGAGCCATTTTCTCCAAGTCGTGTCGCCGAGTCATCCCTTGCGTCCTGAAATATTTCATCAGGCTATCAACGTCCAACTCATCGCGATCCCACAAAAAGATCCGCCGATTTCGCAACACCACCCACTCGTATTCAGATAGCTTGTCGAGAAGTGCTTCCGCGTCGTTCGTCCGATATAATTCGTCCGTCACCACCGCAACTTCTGCATCCGGCCAAGGATCGGCATCAGTAATCACCTTAATCGAATCGCGAATTATCGCCGCTGCAGTTTTGACGACTTCTGCATCGTATTCGATTCCAAAGACATCACAACCCGCATCTAGGCAGAACTCCAACATTCTACCATCAAATGCCCCGACGACCAACGTTTTCGGGAGTCGCCCGAGTCGGCTGACAACCTTCGCCGTAGCCTTCAACTTATCCATATTGAAATGCTTCGCCCCATAGCCCCAACGGTGGAAACGCCAACATTGTTCCGGAGGATTGCTACGCCGTCCCTTTTTCAGCAGTTCTTCCCAAGCGTCGACCACCTTTTCCGAGTCGAACTTTTGCACCCGCCGTCGATGTTTGGTGCGTTCCGCTTTGACCACTTTCGGGTCTTCAATCAAATACCGAGCACGATCCACCATCGCCATCACATCAGGCACTTGCCAAAGGTGACCAGATTGCTCCTGCGTGAATGCGGGCTCGACCATATATGGACAGTCTTCACCAAGGATATCCGGCATCGTTGTTTGCTTGTTGACGATTTGAGGGAGACCGATCCCCATCGCTTCAATTGTGGGAACGCCGAACCCTTCACCCATCGATGTGGAGATCCGCAAATCAGCTACACGATACAACTTCGCCAACGTTTGACGGTCTAACCCCGTCGCCCACTCAAAATGAGTGTAGCAGACCTTGCCCGTCAGTCCGTAGAGTGCTTCCAGTTTCGGGAGATTGTAGCCCTTGGGATGACCGTGCTCACCCTTTTCGTGAATCCGCGTGTGTGCGATCAGTTGAACCGTGCGACTCTCAGTTTCCTGCAGTCGCCGAATAAAATCAAACGTCGCATCCCAACGCTTATGCCACACGTTTCTATCGACGTTCAACACGATCAGCGAATCCTCAAACAGAGGGAACCGCAGTTTCTCCGCCCACTCCCGCCGAAGTGCCGACTGCGAAACGTTTCGAGGTTTGAAGATCGACAAGTCGACTCCGTGCGGAATGATGTTTTTCGATTGAAAGACACCCTCCCACAATTGCTGACCATATTTCGTCAGATGCACGATGTGATCTTCCGGAATTGTCTTCAGTAGCAGATCCAAATCGTGTTCCGGCGAACTCGCTTCCCAAGGCATCCAGAAATACATAGGACAGTTTGGCGGGGCTGATGATAGCTTCGACCAGTGTGCGCACATGCCCATGTAGTAAAAACAAATCACCGCGTCTGGTTTAATCCTATGCAGGATGCGATCCACCGCCTCCAAATCATTGATCTGTTCGCAACGGATCTCCGTAAGATTGTCGACCGGATCTTTCAACGGAACCGAAGGAGTTCCGATGACCACAACCTCGTGCTTGCGTTTTGCCAATCCTTCAGCAATCATCCGAGATTGAACGCCAAAACCAGACGGCACTCCCAACGACTCACCAATCATCGCAATTTTCATTTCATACTCCGGTTCTCAGCATCCGTTCGCTTTCCACTGACTACCGTTCGGATGTTTGCATCCATAGGAGTCAGTTTCGACAAACTTCGCGAGGTTCAAAATTCCACGATCTCCTGAGATTTTGCATCCGCAGATCCCGCATCGCATTTCGCCGTTCGCTTCACGCACGTACTCACATTGAGCACAAACCTCAACGCGTTTTCGCATCTGCATTTCACCAACGGTTTCACCCGAAACCAAGGCACTAATCGCAGACAACGCTTTCTGAAAAATATTTTTCGGAACGCGAATGTCGTCAATCATTTGAACTCCAAACCCCCCTTGATTGCCGAGTCGAGACGTTCGAAGGATTGCCCTTCCTTCAGCGGAACGAATTGCTTAGGCGTCCCAAGTTCATCCAGGCGGATGTTCCCAAAACCTTCCCGCGTGAACCATTTCGGATTCATGTGAATCCCTTGCTGCCCAATGTACTCCCCGTGATTGACTAGCGTGCACAGTCGCACGTACCCCGCCAGATCCATCGCATACGAAGTCGCTGCGTCCTGACCAGTGGGAGGACCGTTCAAATATGCCTCGCGACGGGTGTAGAATTCGCTGTCGACCGGATAGTGATCCGAGACACCAATCGGATCTCGTTCAGAGCTATACTTCAGCTGGAACCACTTTTTGACCGACCGATGCGGGCGACGAGCATAGACACCACCGAGAAACAGCCGCTCAAACTTGTAGAGGAACGCCCGAATCCGTCTCCAAGTCTCGTGCCCCATCAGATAACCCCACCAATTCGTCCAAGTGGCTTTCACGAGGCTGTGTGCTTCTCGTTTAGCGTCGAGGGGAAGCGTACAGAAGTTCCACGCTTGAACCGCTCCAACGTCGCTGTAGGTCTCTGTCGCCCATCTATACAATTGGAGGCACGTCGAAAGGTAGGTTTCCGACAACACCAAATCATCTTCACAGATGAACGCTTGACGATACCCGAGCAAATCAAACACTTGTCGACGTGCGTCAATCAGGTTTCGCCCGCAGCCGAAATTGACTGGCCGCTTTACCACGAGCACAACCGGCAGGATCGCCTTCGCCAAGTTTTCCTGCTCACGCATCACATCAGGATCGCACGCGTCGAGGAACACGTAAACCGGGATGCCTTCAATCACTCCCTTATTCGCCGCGAGCGATTTGACCACACGCTCAAAATACGTGGGTCTATCGTGTCCGACCAGAGCAATCGCCGTGTCCGATTTCGGAAACTCTCGGATGTGATTCCAATACGGAGGTTTCCGAAGATTCAACCCGACTTCAGACCAGTCAAGCTGCGGTGGAAGATGATCCTCGTATCGAAACGTTGGCTCATCCGGATCGACTTCAATCGTCGCGTAGAATTTGACCGGACTCCCGAGAATTTTCCAGTGCTCGCCCCTGACCGTTGAAGTCAGAACCAGCGTCCCGTTCGACACCCGCGAACGTCCTCGCCAGATCCCCTTCGAATCCATCGTCAGCAACGCCGCGACTTTGCCGTCCCGTTGGAGTTGCAAGGTGAATACTTGCTTTTCAGAATCGTAGGAAACATTCCACCAGTCAAACTCACCGCGAATGTCATCTACGGAATTGTGCTTGAGGAAATTGATGAACCGAACACCGCGTTCGGGAGTCACCGCTTGAAAGATTCGACTCCTTACGAATTCCTCATGTATAGCCGACAGTAACACATTGTGCATTCTAACCCTCTTGCACTAGAATAGTTCCGGTATGTACTCCGAATCCGGTATACGCTCCGCCACCACTCGGGCAATTCGCATCGCCACCGCCCGCGTAATAGTCGAAATCATCACCCTTGTTTTGACTCACTCGCCATTCGCCCGCAGTTGAATCCCACCAAATCCAATATTGGTACGGAGGCGAAGAACTGTTGACCCAAGCGGGCTCGCCGTTGTAAGTGCCCGATTTAGTGTAGTTATCATTGATCCCTTCATCGTCACCGCCCGACACTACCATCGTATCCGAACATCCGGCAGGATCAGGCAATTCTTCGCCTGGATACCAACCATAGCAATAGTTGCAAATGTCGAAGACCAGACCGCCGCTGATTGCCCAATCCTTAATGTCCACGTATTGACGAATCGACCAAGACAAATCCTTTTCGCAATCATCACGAACAACAAGCCCGTGCTCAGTCACACCAAAATCATAACTATCCCCAACTAGATCCACAACAAGGTGACCCCCCGGTTTCAACACCATGCTGAGACCAGTCACCGAATTGATTCCAAACGTGCACTCGGCTTCGTTGTCGACCATCAAACCCGAGGGGGTCTCATCGTCGCATTTCAAACCGGAATCGGCTTTGCCTTCCTTCTTAATGTGATCGCAAACCCAAGGGACTGGAATGTTGACAACCGACTCCATTCCCACCATCTGAGAATCGCCAGTCGGAATTTTACAACGTGCTTTTTGTTCGGGTGCAACGTCCTGACTGACGAGCATCACCGGACCCTTCGCAACCACATTCGAACCGCGACCAAGCACTGATTTATTTGCGTCCGAAGGATACATGTACGTGCCTGACCCTAACGATGTGTAGTCAGGGTGCATGTATATCTTCAACTTCGTCGGATCGTTCAGTTGAAATTGCGGTTTGTTTTGCGGAATGTCCCGCTCGTGCACACGAAACTTTTTGCGTTCGCAACACACGAATTGCTGAGACGTTGGAATGTGCGTGAACGTCGCACAGAAGACAACCGCGAATAGACCGGAAAACTCACAGTCTATATTGACGATCACTTCCATCCCGTTCGTCGGGCCTTGCGTCGTTATTTGTCCAGGGTGAGCAGGATCATTTTCAACGGACCACTGAACGCTATCCAAACGGAGAATCTCATTACCGTCACCGTCTTCACAAGTCCACACAACGTTTGCATTGAAATTCTCCTGAGAGCACGCCATTATCACATCGGGACCGGCGACTTCCATCTTCACTTCGTAGAGTTCACACAGCGACGGGCGTCGACCGGCAGGACTCGGGGGCGAACCACCTTTCTTCCCGGGCGAACCACAATCGTAAGTGAATTGCCACGCGTCCGACTTCGGGGAAACACCGCCCGAATTGCTATACGCCATCGCCCGCCAATAGACGCTTTCACCGTGTCGGATTTCCGAAATCAGTGAAAGCTGATACGATTCTTCCCCGGCGAGCACTTTGACCGAGCGAAGCGTAGGACCGTTGAAACTGGAATTATCACAGACTTGAATGATGATCCAATCCGCGTCGACCGGATCTTCCCACTCCAGCGTGATCCCAGAAGGATTGTCGTATCCGCCCGTGTTGCTCGGGCAAACCGTCGACTCGTTTTCCGGTGCTAGAAGAACCGGAGGTTCCAAAACTACATCGCTACGCCAAACAACTGCAGGCTGTTCGACATACGTGTAGATCGATTGCCGGATTTCGGGACAACTCATGGACTACAGACTGCGGCCATCGGGGTTGTTACACACATCACTTGGAACATTCCCGAGACGCTGAAGAGTCGTCCGCGAACCCCGGGTTGATCCAACCGAGCAAAGTAGACTTCCAACACTTCACCCCAGTATCCCTCAAACGTGTAGAGAGTCAAGGTGCTTGTGTCGTAGAGATCGTAGAGTGTTTGAAACTCGGAAGGATAACAGGCTTCAATCGTGAACGCCAAAGTCCCGTCGCCGTGAACGATTTGAGGATTACTCGCTTGCACGACTACCGCGTTTGCCGTTGGCGTCGTCGAGTTCCGTTTACGAGGAACATACGGCTTATACGAAAACTGCGGGGGCAGATCAGTTCCGTCGAGCGTTGCTAGAGTTGGGTACGGCATTAGATCCCCTCCGCGTTCATTCCGGCAGTATTCAGAGCGTTGCCAATGTTCCTCCGTACATCATCCAAGTCCACTTGGCTATGGATTTCCATTTGAACTTGCCGATTATCGTTGATTTCGTTCGCAGAAACCCCGGGGACAAATCCACCCGCACTCACGCCGCGAATACGTGGAGTCATGTGCGACAACGCCGCTTCACGCAACCGTGGCTGTGCGTTTTGCATCGCCGATCCGATTCCAGCAACACCCTCCGAAACCGCACGCACGTTTTGTTTCCAAACTTGCACTAGCGAAGGAGAATGCTGCGTCGTTGGGTCCATTTCCAACTTCAGATTCGCCATCGTCGCCGACACCGCATCGATCATAGCCGGGGCTTGCTCGTGCCACGCCGTGAGAAAGGATGAAATCCAGTTGACGGGTGCTTGTCCGAACATCACGTTGACTTCGTCGAACAGCATCTTGAAATTCCCGCGTGCGAGCGTGATGCTCTGAACGGTTTGATCGAGAACGTTTTTCAGTTGGGCTTGTTCTTGTGACATCCCCGCATGAGCCATGCCTTCCAAACCAGCCTCGCCCGCACGTTTGCCCGCAATCGACCGAGCGAATAGTGCTTGCTGTTCCCGCTGTTGGATGAGGTTGTTCAACCGCGTTGCTTCCGCGTCGTTTCCAAGTGCTTCGGCTTTCGTGCGACGTTCCTTCATCGTCACGATTTGTTGCTCCATTTTCAGAGCAGCATCCGCCGCACGCCACGCCCGCATTTCCTGGGCCTGTCGAATATTCGCCAACGCTTGATAGAGAATGTAGAGATCCTGAACCGTTTGCACCCGCTTGACCAGTTGCGACGTGACATCCGTTTCCAATTTCTTTTCGCGAGCAGCAACCGTCAGTTTCTTTTCCTTCTTGTCCGCTTGATCCTCTTCCGCTTTTTCGATAATTTTCGCAGCCTTATTCCGAGCCAGTGCAATCGCTTCCGCCCGTTGATTTTCAACGCGTGCAATTTCCTCGGGACTCATTTTCGCATGAGTCGCGAACAGCTTATCAATCCGTTTTTGTTCTTCTTCCAACAACGCGTCAGATTCCAATCGAGCCGCAGCAACCGTTTCCTCACGGGCCTTCAAATCATCGATCTGCATTTGACGCAAGTGTTTTCGTCGAGCGTCCGATTGTTTTTGCAACGACTTTGCAATGTTTTCCGCCGCACGTTTCTCAATCAATCCGAGAGCAGTTGCAGCTTGCCGAATGTCCCCATCGATCTTATCAATTTCCGCCGCAGACTCTTCGCTCGCCGCCTTACGAGCAGCCGACAATTTCTTAATGTTAGCGTCGATTTCCGCCGTAGTTTTACCGCTTGCCGACACCGCAGCACGTTCCGCTTCAAGTTCGGCGATGTGTGTAGCGATATCTTCATCAGCCGCTTTACGTTGCACCACCATCCGCGTGCGGATTGCCTGAAGATCCGCAATGCGTGCTTTTGTAAGTTCAATCTGTGCAACCCGGGTTTCCTCAATTTTTTGAATCTCACCCGCAAATCCCTCAAGACTTTGTTGCGTTAATTCCTTATAGAGTTCGTTGAATTTTTCGGTCCCAGTTTTGAGACGACCTTGTGCTTGCTCCGCAGCCTCCATCATTTCCGTGTGTGCTTGCATTTCAGCCTTCGCCGCACGCACAGCATCGACCGACAGGTATTGCTCACGAACAAGATCCTTCGTGTCCTCATTGAAACGCTTTTGAGCCGACGACGCATCAGACAACAACGACTTTGCAGCTTTCAATTGTTTTTCTTCCGCTGCCGCCGAGATCCCAAGAGTTTTCTTCGCGTCGATCAGTTGTTTCAATGCGTCGACATCTTTTTGCCGTTCCTTAACTTGATCGTCAATCGCCGTTTTCAGATCGCCATGCTTCGCAAGTTCTTCCTCCAATTGATTCAGTTCGTTGACCGTCCAACGGGACTGCGTTTGTAGCAGACCAATGATCTTTTGTTGCGATGCGACTTTATTCTTGTTGGCGTGAATATTTTTCTCAACTTGTGCAGCGAGATCGCCAAACTGACTCGTAGTTTCCGCCGCCTGTTTCTTCTGTTCGGCGAGTAGTTCAGTTGACGTTTTAACCTTATCAGTCCACCACCCAAATCGTCTCCCCATTCGAATTAAGTCATCGTTCCACGCCGTGAACGACTGCACGGCACTTTTAACAACCACCACGAGAACTTCAATGATGTGCACTAGTGCCGCAACCGCAATCACAACCATTGATGTGATTACGCTGGCAATTTTCTTGAAGATCCCATCGCCTTGCCCCATCGTTTGAAAGAGTATCGAGATCTCAGCGAACAGCGACTTAAACGCTTCGCCGAGTCGTGCAATTGCGGGCTTGAGGAATTTGTTCCAGGCTTCAACAAATCCTTCCTTCATTCCGACAATGATCGGCTTAATGAATCCGTTCCAGACCGCAACAAAAATTTCTTTGAGTTTTTGCCACGCTTTACCCAACGCAACGAAGACCGGAATCAGCACACCGCTGACTGCACCGACCGCAAGACCGATCAGAATTGCTTTGAACGAAACGACCGCAGCAACAACCGACGCTATCACACCAATCGCTTTTCCAAGTAACGCGATAAACCCGCCGAATGGAATCAGGGCTACCCCAACCGCGAGCATAAACGCCCCGATTTTCGAAACAACACCGATGACTGATTTGACGATTGCTTCGTTCGCCATCACCCAGTCTTGGGCCTTGCCAACCAGTTCCGTCACCTTGTGAATGAACGCTCCCAAATCCGCCCGAATCATGTCGAACAGTGCATTCAGAAATCCTTCGACCGCCGACTTGAGAAGTGTGAAAGCTCCAGCAACGTTGTCGATCATAGTCGTAGCCATTTCCATAGCTGCGAGTTTTGACCCGTTGATAGCCCGCTCCAACAACTCCATTTGTTCCATCTGCCCCAAGACAGCCTGGACGCCCTTGAAAGCTCGTTTCCCGAACATGTCGAAGACATCAGCCGCACTAACGCCCGCCTTGTCGAGCGTTCGCATAATGTCAGTGATTGAGTGCAGCAACGGATCGATATCTTCAAACGTCAACCCGTACTTCCGCATAATGCGATCAGCACGATCCGCGTTTTTCGTGAGCATCTGCAGCATATTCGCAAACGTGGTCCCTGCGATGCTCGCTTTAAGACCAGCGTTTCCAAGCAACCCGAGAATTACTGCAGTGTCTTCAAGAGATTGACCGTACGCAGCCGAAACCGTGGCTGCATATTTCATCGACTCGCCGAGCATTTCGACCGTCGTGTTCGCACTAGCTTGCGTGATCGCTAGAACATCCGCGACACGATTTAGGTCCGCTGCATTCATCCGGAACGCAGTCAGAGTATCCGACGCAATATCAGACGCTCGGGCAAGATCTAGTGCCCCCGCAGAGGCAAGATTCAACGTTGCCTCCACGCCGTTGAGAATGTCAATCGTCCGAAAACCCGCCAACCCGAGAAACTTCATCGCTTCCGCGACTTGCGATGCGGACCATGCAGTCGTTTTGCCGAGCTCTTGAGCCTTCGCACGTAGTTTGTCGAAGTTTTTGCCCGCGTTCTCGGCAGCGGGAGCGAGATCGCCCACAACCGCTTTCACGGCTGACATGGTTTTCTCAAACTTCGCCCCAACGACGACAATCGGCGATAGAGCACCAAGAAGGATCGCACCCGTCGCTGCAGCAGACGCACCGAGAGCGGTCAGCGAAGCACCGACTTTGGAAACCGATGCACTAAACGCTTTGAGTTTCGCAGTCCCCGCAGCTAATCCCGCTTGCAGACCGCGAACGTTTGCCCAGATTCGTAGAACTGCTTCGCCGAGTGCCATCGATTACCCTTTGGAATACAACAAACCGTCAGGCAAGTTTTCACTAACAGGTTCGTCCGATTTGACATCACCCACTTGGTCAAAACGTCCAACGTACGTATCGAATTCTCTCCGGTCTGCGTGTTGTGCAGTGCGGAAGTCGTTCGACATTTCCTTCCGGTTTTGTGCACGCCGAACCAAACCCGCCCAACTCAATCGATTCAGCTGAAAAATTGTGTGCGACAGGATTTGTTGCAGCGTCCAACCATACTCCGATGCAAAGGAATCGATCAGCTTTGCGAGGGCTCGCTTGTCGCCGCCGCGAATCCCTCCCGCAGAGCCGTAAAGGTCTTCGGTGGAATCAGCTGCGTAAAAAGGCCCCGCAGTTCCTCCCAATCCATGACTTCCTTCAGTGCGACCGAGATCTTCAACCAGTCGCCGATTCCCATCTCTTTGAAGGAATCCATAGGCTCGCTAGTCGCTGCAGACGCGATTCGTCGCAACCCTTCCTGAGTGTTCGGGTTCGTCGCGAGAATTGCTAGGAATCCCAACCCGTCAGCGTCGTCCGACGTTTTGCGTTCGTCCTGCATGGCTTGCAGAAGAACCGCAATGTCGGTTGACAATCCTAGCAGCGACTCAAGAGTCAATTCGCGTACGCGAATCGTACCGAGTTTCTTCGTTTCGACCGGAACGCCAACGTTCGCCATTCGCTCCGATTCGGTCAGTTCAACAGTATCAGCGTCAGACATCACTTCGACTTTCGGTGATGCTGGAGACCGCCGTGTAGAGCATCGCGAAGTTTCCGCAAACTTTCGCAGAATGCTAGGGGTTCAACCAGCGTTTTTCCATTTGCGTAGTCTATCAGTATCTTCGTCAATTCCTCTTCCGACATTTCCACATCGAAGTGGAAATAGATCGTTGTGCCACGACCCTGTTTTCCCTGAACGTTCTTCAGATCCACGCCGTCTTGTGACCAGATGAATGCCGCTTCGTTCAGGTTCTTAGTTCGGAAAGAAGTTTTCGGTTTGTCCGTCGTACTCATAATCTTTACCTCCGTCAGCACGTGCGGGAATTACCCCGCAGTGCTTAGGCTACGTCCGCGTACGGAATCGAGACGGTGATATCGCCGCTCGTGCTGATGTTCGTCAGAGCAGTCAGCGTCACTTCCGCGTACTTGCCGCTGAAGTTCCACGTGAAGGCACTGAAGCCATCGCCCGGCAGAGGATACTCGTCCGAACCCTTGACGCTCGCGTCACCGTTCGCATCGAGATCGCTGCGTTCGTCAGCAATCCACTGGTCGATAGCATCGGCCAGGACCGCACGAATCATCTTGGAAGTGGTGAGACGGGAGCAACCGTCGCTGACCGTGAAACGAACGACCGTCGTCCCCGGGTTCGACTTGGTGACCGTGAAGTCGCCCATGTTGTTGCTCGCACCACTGGTAGCATAATCGTGTCCCATTTTGGACTCCCTTGCTACGTGTCGCAATTTTAGTAAAGCTCCCGAGTGTCCCCGGGTGCACAGAACTAGAGTTGACCTTCGTGCAACAACCGCAAAGCGTCATGTCGCATCCGCTTTCGCGAAATCCAATACTGCCCGCGAGCAGCTTGGATGTTCGTGATTACGGTGTGCATGTCGCCCGCCGTTGGAGTCTTTTGTTCATTCCGGCGTTCACCGGGAACACGAAAGTCTTGAACTTCAGGCTGCGTGTTGATTCCGAGTGCTTGCAACTCAGATTGAACCGCATTGCCAAATTCAGATGACGCCATGACTCCCTCCTTTTTAGGAGTCCACGATTGTCCCGAAGGCTCCATTGGAGTCCTTCAGAATTTCGAACTCAACCTCGAAAGCAGTTTCCTCTTCACGCTGCATTGTGTATTCGCGAGTTCCGAACGTCACGCACTTGCTGAAGGTGAAGGTACGCGTCCCGCAAGACGGACCTACGCCAACCAACACGATTGCAACTTCGTCCACCCAACACGAATCATCGTAGCCAAGCGTGAGAGTTTGCCCTGAGAGGTTTGCCTGGGGCTGCATGAAAGCGAGTCGAATCTGATTCAACGTCACTTCCAGCAAGGTGGTCATCACGTACATACGTTCCAGAGAGCGACCCTTGCGAACCACGCCAACGGCCTGATCCGCAATGACATCGACAAACTCAGGTTCGTACCGAACAGTGACACCGCCCTTGGTGTAGCCCACATCGCTACCACCGATGGAGACTTGAGCCGCCCCGATGATAATGTTGTCGGCATTCGGCATGAAAAACCCTCCAACTAGGGTACTGGACAAGGCTGACCATACCAGATCAGATCCAAATCCACTTGGACAGTCCACACATCCGTATCTTCGTCGTGCATCGATTTTCCGCGATTCGCGAACCGTGTTGAACGGTTGCTAATGTCGCCGTTGGAAAAATTCCAATAGCTCGCGGGGGTGGTGTTGTGCACCAATTCCTCAAGTCTATCGGCAATCCGCATTGCCGTCAATTCCTGTGTACTGCAGCAACAGAATTCAACACGTGATTCCTGCAGAAACGTGGTCTCGTTGTTCAGTGGAACCGAGGGACCAATCCGGAACCCCAGAAACGGCTTCATGCCCTTCACGGGTGGGGTATCACGAGCTATCCGGATGTTCGTCGGAGTGTGCCCTGTCAGTTCAACCAGTGACCCCGCCCCGGTATCCGCTCGTAGAACGTCCGCAATCGCTTTGTTGAGCTTTTCCTGATGTTCCATTAGACAGACGCCAGTCCTAAAAAGAGTGTCCGCAAACGCCGCACAGTGTCTCTGTAGTACAGATCCTTCAGAGCCACCCACGCAGGGATAATGAACGGGTGCGGTTTGGTCCCTTCCTCTTCGATTGTCGCATGAATCGCTGCCGCCAATGATATCGCACGATCCCCCGTCGCCCCCATCTTTTTCTGGGCGTATTGTACCAATTTCGACATGTCGGCAGAATGCGGCTTCGTGCCCTTTTCCACAGCTTCCCCGTATGGAACCCCCAAAGACCCAACCTCCACGCCCGGGTTCCCGCCGACGACGATAGCACGCACGTCGACTTTTTGTGAGAGTTGCCCCCGAAAGATCGACCGATTCTTCCGGATTTCCGCTCGGATACCTGGAACGAGGATCATTTCCGCCGACGTGTGCATAGCTTGAGCCGTGACCATCGGAGCGAACTTCGCCCACTTCGCGAGCGTTCGGGCTGCACGGTCTATCCCGATTTCAGTAATGAAGAACCCAGTCGCCATCAGACACCCGTATCTTGGTCTTCCAACTCCATCACGAAAGACGTGTGGTGCAATCCACCACGGTCGTCTTGTTGCGGTCTCACCCAACAAACTCGATAGTCGGTTTGTCCTGTCAAGTCGTACGGATACGCACCCGCAGCGATGCGAATGAAATCAGACTTTTGAATATCCGGAGAATAGGGACACAAGCACTTCCAACGGTAGCGAGATGCGTTGCCGAAAAGTTGCTGTTGATCCTCGTCGCTCATCAACGCGATCCGACAGTCGCGATCCTCATAGATCACTGTTTCCGATCCGCTTGGAGTCAACCCACCCGCTCCGTCATCCGCGTTGGCGATGCGAACCACGGTCATCTTGTTGACCATTCCGTAGAGAGGATAAACGCTATACAGCATCGGACTCACCTTCGGGTGGTTTTTCCACGTCAAGACTCACTGGAAATGGGGGATCAGGTTTGTCCGTCCGTTTGTGAAATTTCTGCCATTCGATCAGCCTCGGAATACTCGCGTCGACCAGTTGCCGACGATTGAACCGCAGCTTCGACATTTTGCGAACAGGAAACTCGACGAGCATCCGAAGGAATGCCGCCCCATGCGTGTTCTTTTGTGTTTCAATCCACTGCATCGGGTACAGATAGAAATGCTTCTCAATCGACACATGATAGAAAAACGAATCAATCGGGCACTTCCATTGCTGATGACTCAACGAAGACAGGTAGATCCGTTTCAAATGCTGCGAGCACAACCCGAGCATCGCACTGAATGACGATGTGCTACCGATACAAAGATTTTGTGCACGAAGGATCAGAGCCGCGTCCTCTTCGATTGTGCCACCCGTCCGGATCTCCCAGTCGCGTTCCTGAAAATAAGTCAGCAACGGGTGCTGATCCGATTGAGAGAGAACAATCACATGGTCGAATTGTTTCGCTGCATCGTCAAAGAATGTGATCGGATTGCACATGTAAGTCTTGTTGACTTTTGACGATTGACGATACCTCACAATGTCCGTCGACCGCACGTGCACAACCAACGTGTTCTCAGGCAACGGATCTTGATTCTTCAGCGGGAATTCCAACGCCTGATAAAGCGTCGACCGTGCAGCGTCACGAACGAACTCAAAGAATTTTGGAGTTCGCCCACTGAGCGGGGGACCGTGAAACGTTTGTGCCGCCGTCGCTTCCGAAACCACTTCGGGATTGATCTGCCCAGGCATACAAAAACGTTCCGAGATTTGAGCGATATTATCATGCTCAGGCATCTCAAACGCCCCGTGTGTCGTGTACGCAGACCAGAGGCAATTGCTGATCTGAATCAGATTATTGCCGAGTCGTCCGAACCACTTCGGAATTCTATAAATCACGGTCATGTTCTCCACGTTTGTCGGATACCACTTGGAATAGATCCACCCAGTTGACGTAGTTGTAGAGTAACCGATCAACTTGAGGAAAACCAGTCTCCATTCCAATGCTTTCCGCCGTACCTTTGAACGTGACAGTGAAGTCAGGCCAAATGATTTGCTGTGCGTCGACCGGAACTTGCTTCGTCGATCCCGGTTGCAACGATTCCAACGTCAGTAGCATGACTGCCCGCTTGATTTCCGGAGGGGTTTCTTCACGTCCCCAACGTCCTTCAACCACAATATTTTTCTGGCCTTTTGGCCAAACGCCGCCGCGAAAAACACCACGTCTCGGGCGATCTTCGGGGAATGCGAGAGCAGTCTGAATGTAATGATCGTATCGAACAAAGTCATCCCCCTCCACATACTCTTCCAGTTCCGCCCCATCGATATCAATATCCTTGCAGCTGACAATCGAAATCAATGGGTAGACAACCAACGGTTGAAAATGTAGCTGCGTCAAACCGTTGCCATCGAAACGATTCGTCTCATCTTTCGCGTAGAAGATATCATTGCAGATCGCCTCGACGAACGATTCCGAAAGACCGATGTGTTCCTCCACTTCGTCATCCGTGTAGGCAGACAAATCGATCACTTCGCCCGCGATTTTGAATGCTCGGACTTCAGCGACAGTGACGTAGTTTCCCATGTCAGTCCTCGGGGTACTCCGGAGGTATCGGAATGAGATCCGACACGTCCTTATGATTGAATGCTACCGTGATCGCAGCATCGATGTTTTGCCAGAGCGGAACGCCCTCAACCTCACGTGAGAAATTCTCACGGTAGGAAGCAATCGCCCACTTCCCGTCCGTCAAAATAAACGGATCTCCCCACTTCTCCGTGTGTTGTGCGTCCGGACGATCCTCACCCGTCGAAGCACGCTTCCCGACTAGGTGACCATCCTCGTCAATCGTGAATCCCACACTCGCCAAGATACCACGCATCGCCGCCTCAATTTGAGGGACTGCAGTATTCGCATCGGCTTCAGTCGCAAAGACGTAGGCAAGCATCAGATACCCCACTTCGTTAAGAGATAATTCTCAAACAGTTGGCGATCCGCGTCCGCCAATTCAACACTACAGATTATAGCCTCTCCGATCCATCCATTCAAATAGTGTCTCGATAGGGGCAACGGGGCTGGTCCGCCAAGTCCCCAACGGAGATTCGCGTTCCAATCCAACGTCGCTCCGCTATTTGTGCCGATCAAACTTCCGTTCAACCACGCACGAGCATTAGGAGAACCGCCAGATACTTCCGAACCACTCAGCAATCGAGGTACTGTAGCGTCAGCCGCTACCATGTTATTTTGCCCGTTTTGAAATCGCCCCCACCCCCGCTGATTGAACGAAATATGATGATCGATCCCGTTCTTCCAACGTGCCGCCAAAAACCCGTCGTCAAATGCATTGGCTACGCCGCCGTCGCCTTTTCCCACCGCAAACATGGTATGTGGTTTCGTTGGATGTAACGGACTCGCCAACCGATTGCTCGGAACAAAATCGAGAACGTTCAAACCATTTTGACTTCGCGTTCCTGTCGTGGGTTGCAGACTCCCGCTCGCTTGCGTCATGTGATTACCGTTGCCCGATTTGTCATCGAGTTGGCTCACCTTTCCAGCGGCTTCCGTAATTGTGGACAAGTCAGACGCATCCCACCAACCAATCACTACAGAACGCATCAGAGATCTCCAGCGAGACTCCGAGCGTCGTACCGCGATTCCAGTTGCCAGTCCTAACTCATCCATCAAATACCCCAACGATTCGCGAGATAAGTTTCCATCAGCAAAATCTCGTTATCAGTGAGAAGTCTATCGTACCAGATGAATTCTCCCAACGTAAAATCAAGGGCAATTGATCCGTCAGCCTCCGCACCAATCGACAACCCTGTTGCAGAAGGTGTCCTCGTTCCCACATTTCCCGACAAGTCTTGCACACCGTTGACTCGTCCAAAACTACTCGCCGCATTATAGACAAGCGAAGCGTACTCAGGATCGGTGCTAAACGATGAACCGTTGATCGAGCTATTCTCGTGCATCCAACGCCCATGTGCATTACTGCCGCTTCGTTTCTGGTATCGAAGTCTGTCATCACTCCCGCCCCAGAACACTCGTCCAAACGCACTATTCAATGGGCTTGTAAGCTCATACACAAGGAATATCGTTGTAGGCGACTGCGGCGACCAACTCACCCCATCCAAGTGCGTGTTGTTCGCTTTCACAAATTCAATCGCACTCAAACCGTTTAAGGTGCTCAGACTTGGCTGATTCGCACCCGCACCTTGCGACACATGGTATCCGTTGCCTGACTTATCATCCCACTGCGAAACTTTCCCCGCAGCTTCGGTGATTGTACCCAAGTCTTGAGCATCATACCACGCAAGCAGATCGGCCAGGACTTTGGGACTCTTCAATCCCTTCCCACCTTTCGAAGTCGCCAGTCCAGTTGCAAGTCCGTCGCTCATAATGCCCACTTCAGTCGGAGGTAAAGATCAGTTTCCGCACGCTCCGCTGTCGTCAGAGTTTGATTGTAGATCAGCAACTCAGCAAAATCAAAACGCAAGTGTCGTCCGCCTGCAACCTTGTCCCCGCCGAGTCGAAACGTCGTGTAAACGCTCCCACCGCTATCTGGATTTCCTCGTGTCATGTGCACGCGTGACCACACATCATTTGCTATGTCAAGATCTGTCACCACGCTACCGATTGTGCCGTTCGGATTCCACTCGCCGGTTTGATGCCCCAATTCGTTTTTGTCGCCCGGGGCTCCCGGGATCACAACATCATTGTTGTATCGAAACCGAAGTCCTGCAGCACTAGCTCGCACGTTACCTCGGTCATTATCCGCCGACCACAATCCCGCAATTCCGCCCAACGGTTGCGTGCTGTACGGTTGAAACACGACAAAGAATTCTTGAGCACTCGTTTGGTTGAAACCGAGTTTCCGAATCCAACTTCCGACTGCGTTGTTTCCGCCCGCGAAGTAGAGAGTGTTCAGAGAATTACGAGTCACTAATCCGGTGCTTGGTTGATTCGCCCCCGTCCCCTGCACAAGATGATTGCCGAGACCTGATTTGTCATCGAATTGACTGACTTTTCCGCCCGACTCCGTGATCGTAGACAGATCGGCAGCGTCCCACCATCCGACTAGGCCAGTCTTGAACGGTGGTGGGTACGGACGCATCTTGTTTCGATGCGTTGCCAATCCTGTAGCAAGAGCATCAGACATTAGCCTTCGGGTACGGTCTTCGCGACAACCCCTTTGAGAATGTCAGCACCACTCGGAGCCTTGCCCGTGATTCGGCGAATCCCCAAATGATTGAGTCGGAAAATGTACTCATCCCCGGGCTCAATTTCGAAGAACTCACCATCGTCGTGAAGCGTGTCCACGTGAATCTGAGCGTTGCCCGCCGACGAACTCAAGTTTTTGATCGAATAGGACGTGCAACCAGCTGGATCTTTGAAAATCAGATCCTCGGAAGCTGTCAACGTTTGCGTGCCAGTGTTCGGCATCATTCACTCCTTATTTTACAAACTCCTGTCGAGATCCTTCAGTATCAATCGGGAAATGAAAATCCAATTCCAACAACCCAGGAGCACTTTCGTTAGTCCCACTCCAAGTGTCCCCCGCAGCGATCCTACGCAATTTCCCTTTGAGAATTCCGCTAATCAATTTTCCGCTTCCCGAAGGTGTCCGTTTCGCCAGATTTCCTCAATCATGCGAGTTTGTTTTGCCATGTCTTCCTTGATCTCAGTCACGTCTTCCTTAACGGAGGTTATTTGTTGAGACAAAACCTCCTTGCTTGCTTCCAATTTGTATTCGACACTGGTCGCTTTATCGTGAGCAACGCCACCCTTGAATACAGACACGCCCGCCCCCGCGACGAACAGCGTCATCATGCCAAGGATGATACTCAACATCCACTTATTGAAAGTGTGTCGGGTTGCCATCGTTTTCTCCAGTTCCTTGTGGCGATTGTCACAAGCCTCTTTGGAGAATACCGAATCATTTGTATTTGCAGCTGCGTCACTCATTGCACATCCTCGGAATTTATGACTTCGCGAATCATTCGCCGAGCAACTTCGATGGGTTGTGCCGTCGACAGGTAAACGTTCGGCTTCCACGGTTCACCGTTGAATAGTGTTGTATTCGGAACATCCACCGTGACTACTGCGTCGAATCCGCTCCAGTCGTCCGGAAGTGTCGGAAAACGATGAATGCCGAAAAATTCCTCCAAATCATCCAAGTAGCTTGCGGCCTTCAGTGTCGTCGGCTCCAATGCCAACAGTGTATGTCGTGTCGCGTGTCGTTCACCGCTTGGCGGTTTCACGACTTCGGGCCAATCGCCGTAAGGTGTTGAATTCAAAACCTCGTCAACTAGCACCGAGTCAGCTGCCCACAACGAGACGGAATCTTTAACATCGAGGCTCCGTGTCGGTTCGATCCCCAACTTATCAAACGCGTGCACCCCTGTTAATAGCGGATAATGCTTGATGACAGTGTCGGGATGAGTCGCCGAAAAAATGACACACCCTGGCACGCCCAACAAACCCGCTACGTGACAGAAACCAGAATCGTTTCCTATGAAAAAATGACTGCTTGCTAATAGTTTCGATTGATCCACGAGACAATCCGATTTGTCGCTTGCCTTGAACATCCGTTCATTCGTGAATCCAAACTCATCCTTCGGTCCCAACCAGATTACAAATAGCCCGCGAGCGACCAACTTCGTGGCTAGTTCTTCCCAACGTTCCTCACTCCAGCGACGGTTTGGATTCGACGCCCCAGGATGCAACGCGATCACTTGAGCGTTCTCGTGGAATTCCGGAGCGTATTCGATCCGCAGTTGCCCGGGTTCGACCGTACGCCCTACACGTTCGCTGATGAGTTTGTAATAGTCCTCCGCACGCAATGATCGCATGTGGTTCAACACACGCTTGAATTCGATGACAATGTCGAAGCTGAAACGTGTCTCGGGAGAGTTGAGAGCGGTGGTTTCAATCGTGTCATCTACGCCGATCAGTTGCTTCGCAAGTCCGCGAATGTGAGGCATAACGGCAGCAGTCACATGGCACTCGCGGGACTTCAGCATTTTCGCTGTCCCGCCGATTGCCATGAGCACATCGCCGATTCCTCCAGTGAACCTCAGACAGATCCGTTTGCAAGACCAATCATCCGGCAGTTCAACTAAGGGCTCCGACGCTTTCGTAATGTGCCGAAACCCGTCCACTTCGAACTCCTAAAGCAAAGGGCTCGACAGGGATAAACCCCGCCGAGCCCTTGAAGGTTCGGATAGGTAGGAACCCCTGCTTGGCGAATCGAAAGACGGGTTAGCCCGTGTAGTCCGATCCACTCATGCTGACGTTCTGAATGATGACGACCATTTCGGGTTCTTCGACTTCGAAGTCCACGCGGAAGTGGATCGTCACTTCCCAAACGTCGGCTCGCGGTTGTCGGTCGAACTCGATTGTGATGTCACGCTTCACGAAGTAGACGAGGTTCTTGAGCGGAGTCAGCCAAATCTCGCTCCCGTCCGTCCCGGCAGTGCCGAACGACAGATTCTCGGGCATGAGAGGGACTTCCAACATCGGAATGCCCCACGGTCCCGGCTGCATCCGCGACTTGAGGTTGTTGAACCGCATCGCTGCATCGCCGCCCGCAGTTTCGCGGTCGCTCCAGTCGAGAGACCACTTATCCGCAGGACCGCTCGGCACGATCCAAACGTAGTTGGGTTTGGCCGCTCGGTAGCGACTCGGCACGAGACGTTTGGCGTCGTAGTACAGCTTCTTGGACGGAGCCGCACCGCCAGCGTCGAGGATCTGAGCAGCGGGAACTTCCGCACCCAGAATCTTGCTGAAGCCATCGTTCACGCCGAGAAGGTTGTTCTCCGCCGTTTGGCTGTCGCCAGTGGGCAAAGAGTCGTCGCCTTCGATGCTCGCGAGTTCGGTGTCGATTGCGATCCGCTTCGTGAACATGCTCAGAAGCGTGTCGCGAATGCCCGACCGTTCCAGGTTGTCTTCCATGAAATCGGTCTTCAGATCGAACGCCGACCGATACTTTTCCATGTCGTAGGTGACAACCGACTCGGTGGGAGTCCGCGTCGATGCACGACTCGTCGTGTGTGCACCCTCGGTCACAATCGTACCGAGATCCAACTTGTTGATTTCGCCCTTGGAGTTGTTCGTCCGCACGACGCGAATTTCTTGGAGCAACACCGACTCGTTGACAACGAGATCGATGAAGCGATTCGCTTGCTGACGGTTCAACACAGAGTTCGGCAGCGAAGTCTCGTCGATTGCCGACTTCTGCATGAGTTGATCCAACGGCAGCTTGATTTCAGAACCCACAGTTTATCTCCTTAAATGGAGGTTGATTTTCGGAAAATACGATCCGGCTCCGAGGACGTTACTCCGATCCGCCGAGGAACGCGAACGTGCTGTCGAAGCAGTTGTTCGGGTCTTTCTCGCCGGTCTTTTCGGTTTCGACTTTCTCGTCCCGTTCGGTTCCGGAAGGGGCGGCTTTCGCGAGACCCTCGGCGGTCTTCGCAACTTCCGCGACCTTGTCGTTCAGTTTGGTGAGACCATCGGTGAGTCCCGCCAACGTTTTCTCGATGGTCTTGGTGTCGCCATCGGGTTCCGTTTCCGTGTCTTCCGTATTTTCCGTTTCGTCCGTTTCGGTTTCCGTTTCGTCTGCGTCCTTCGTCGCGGTCTCGGTGTCCGCGTCGGGTTCGACCGTCGCCATCTTGGACGAAATTTGCTCCAGTCCAGTCGAGACGGTTTTGAGGGATTCGGTAACTCCGCCGAACAGCGGCTCGATTGCTTCGGCGACGGCCTTGGCCGTTTTCGTCGAAACGTCGTCCGCCAATTTCGCAAGACCCTTTTCCACGTCGGTTTGGGTTTCCTGCGTTTCGGTGGTTTCCTTGTCTTCGCCAGCGTCGGTTTGATCGTCCGTCTGGCCCTTGTCCGCAGCGTCGTCCGCCATCGTTTTCTCCTTTGCGGATGAAGTATGACCATCTTTCGATGCGTCCTCGCCAGCCGATCCAGGCGAATACAAATTGGTCAGATTTTCGGCAGCTTCACTCCCAAGGAGTTGACCGATCCAGTGTTGTTGCGGATCTTTCAAACCCTTACGCGGAGAGAATCTGGCAGTGAGCGGGCCAGCTACAACGAAAACGCCGTCGCTCATTTTCACAGATACAAGATCGTTCAGACTGCTGAAATCGTCGGCGGGTTTTTGACGTGCGAACCATGCCTCGTCAGTCGACCGCACAGATTCAGAATCCAAATCGTGATTCTTCAGATATTCAAGAGCCATTACTTCAGTTTCGAAGCGACTCTTGTCAAGTCGAACGACGTGAACCGCCAAGGTATCCTCGGACGGCTCACCTTCGAATTTCCCCGCCACCATTTTCCCGACCATAAACGTCGAACTCGGATTGTCCGCTACGTTCACGAGGGAAATTTCGTAGAGATCGATGTTCTTCAGCACCCGGGAAACAGTGCCGTCCGGATTTGTTTGGTAGTCGACTTGAACTAGACCACGCCAAGAGAAGGAAGACAGTTCGCCACGTTTGACCATCTTCACGACATCGTACTCGGTCACTTCGACCACAACGAACAGCCCGCGATCCCCCGCTTTGAGTTTCGGGACTTTGACCTTCGGATATTCGTTGACGAGTTCGCGTGTCTTCAGATCGTACACGCCCCAATTGTCGTCACTACCAATGTCGACGAGTTTCGACGCGTACATTTCCATCGGACGACCAACGGCCACTCCGTTGCCCATAGGGTCTACCCACAGTTTGTGGTTGACCATCAGGCTCGGTGCTGCCATGAATTGATCGATATCGAATTCCTCCGGAGCAACAAGATCGCCCGAACGGTCTTCGATTTCAACCGATGCAAATCCCTTCACCGTTACAGTATCGGCTTCAGGATCAGAGGGAACCACCGCCACTGGAATAGCAGCAGGGACACGTAGAAGTTCACGTACTAATTCGCTTGGCATAGACCCACCCTCGGCAAGAGTTGCCCTTAATCTAAGGATTGTCAGAACGCTCGTCAAGAGATTCTTCAGATTTTTCAGTGTCCCCGGGTGCACGCACGCGATAAAACGTAGCCAGATCTTCCCCAGAGTCACCAAACCGCTCACCGTACCGTCGCTCGTTTGGATTCGGCGTGTCCGCCATCGTAACCACCTACACGCTAAGAAGTTAGAAAGGAATTTCCTCAACAAGTTCAACCGCTTGCCCAATGGATTGACCCGAACGACTTCCCGCGTCGTACGCCAGTTGTGATGCTTGCCGCAATAGCTCGGGATCAGTTTTCTTCGGAATGAGCGGTTTCGATTCCCGCAACTTATCCCACAACGCCGCAGTTAGATCCGCAGTCGGACTATCAGGGTCACCTAACTCCAAGATCGGATATTCGCGTGCGAGCGACGACGCTTGAACGTCCAACCGTGCAACGCGTTCACCGAGTTTGCCTGGAATGTTCGACGCGTGATCGAATCCACGGTTCTCCAGATGTGCAAGATCCGATGCCTTCAAATTCGTTGCCCGATGAATCCCTTCCTTCGCTTGTTGGTATTCACGAACGTATTGCACTTCCGACTCATAAATGTCGTCGAGAAATCCACGAAGATCCGTAGGGTGCACGCCAGCTTCCGCAGCTTCCTCGGCTACCGCCTCTGAAAGTTTGATACGTGGAGCACGTTTCGGTTTCGCTTTTGCTTCCTCCAGAATAACCCGCTTGAATTTGAATCCGTCGCGAACGTCGTCCACCACCCCAACGACACGATACTTGCCTTGAACAATCACTTCATCCAAAATGTCGCCCGTGAAATTTCGCGTGACTTCCCGCAGACGCACGCCCGTACGCGTGCGGAGTTCCATAATGACCGGATTCTTACCCTTCCCCAACGCGAGATCCGAAAACTCACCCTTCGCAAATCGCAACGCTTGATCGATCCCCTCCGCCGAAGACGTTGGAGCATTGAGTTCAACAACGCTTCCTTTTTGAAATGCCTGCAATTGGTCATCAGTAAGATTGTGTAGACCGCGATAAACTTTGCCGCGAAACGGTGCAGTTTCCCGTCCCTTTTCAATCGCACGCATAAACACTTTTGCTTCCGGCGTCGGCTTACCCGCAGCAATCGAGTCACGCACAGGTTTGTAGTAGCGTTTCGCCGCTTCTTTCACTGTGAGGGCTTCGTCCCCTGTCCAGAACGATCCATTCACGCCCATCTCGTCGCCGTAGATCCAACCAGCGACGTGCTCAAACTCGTCTTCGGTCATTTCCTTGACCCACTGAAGTTCGTCGGTGTCAGCAGGACGTTTCGCAAGTTTGGCGTGTTCTTCGCCGAGATCCTCGGCATGTTCAAGTCCCACACGGTCGAGATCTGCGTCCGTTGGTTTTTGAGTCGGCTTAGGTTTCGGGGGTGGTTTCGGTTGTCCCAAATCATCAGCCGCACGCAGTTTTGCGAGTTTCGCTTCCGCCGCTGCCAATGCGTCAGGATCAGTTCCTTCCTTAACCAATCGATTGCGGAGTTTTATCAACGCTACGCGGTCATCCGGCAGTTCGACGGGGGGCTTATCCAAAAACGAGACCGGAGGTTCAGTTGTCGGGGCTCCAGCGGGTCTCGCCCCGCCGAGAAGATCAGCGGGTGGGATTCCCTTTGGCATGGGCACAGGACCGCCGTCCCAAGGCTCCAGCAATAGATTCGGATCAGATAAGTCAGGCATCATTGAGCATCTGCAATTGACCGACAGAACTCCGTCTCCCGGGTGCATTTGCCCGCTCGGGAAAGGTGACGACATGGGGATCGCCCCGGTTGCTTCGTTCAGCGAATGCGGAGGACGGACCCGACTATCCCCGACCGTGTACCATTCCTTTTTCTTCACACCCGACCGCTTATACATTTCGTTTTTTGCTGTGTTGAATCCGGCCTGAGATTCCGTGCGGGCGATTTTCAACGCACGCCATTCCGGAACACCATCACCGCTCGCCACGATACGGGCTATATCCTGAGTGTCCGCCGATCCCAAATAGACGTTGTCGCGAACCATCCCGCGAACATCCTTGACGACTTCGGGGGCAAGTCCATTTCCGACGCGTATCGTACGCGTCTCCAGAGAGTGTATTAGCTCGCTGTCCGTCAATTGAAAGACAACCGTCCCGTCCGGACGAACAGCCTTCGCAACGTCTTCCACATGCTTCACACGCCGTGATGTGGCCTTGAACCCCATAGACCGCAAACCCTCCACCGCCCCGAACTCGTACATCAGCCGATAATAGGGTCGATGTTTCGACGCGAAGATCCGCCGCTCAGATTCTCCAAATAGCTCGTTGACTATCGGGTCGAAGATTTCCCCCAATGCGTCGTCCACACGCCTGCGACGTTCTTTTATGGGCTCCCCAACTCTTTTGATGAGATGTGCGTGCCGAACCGCAGCCGAGAAGAATCCCGACAGCGTCAAACGCCTGGAAATCTTTTCGAACCAGCGATGATAGAAACCACGCAACCACTGTTCAAATTGGCGTTCTGCGTATCGGCGAGCGTCCACGTCCGCCGATTTCAGAATCATCAATCGCTGCAAATTAACTAGCTGCAGGCTGTGGCTTCGGAGGTCCGGAATTGGGTTGTTTACCGTTGCCATTTTGCGGGGGTCCATTTTCCGCAGCGGCTTTGCGTTCAGCGTCGGCTTTCACCTTGTCCGCCATCGCTTTCGCCGCCATGTCGTTTTTGACCGCCTCAATTTCGTCTTCCAAGGCTTGCTTGTCCGCCGACGACGCTTCGGTCATTTCGTCGATGAAGAACGGGCCTTGCGGGGTCATAATGAACGGACGATCCCCACCCTCCACGGGCTCAAGATCCAGCTTCAACCGAATCTCGTTGATTGTCATCGTCCCGCGTTCCATGTAGCCGACATACATTTCTTGCTCAGACTTGCGATCCCGCACGTCCAACGGGCTGAATTTCAGAACGACCAGCGTCACTCCGAGACCGAGTCTCCACATGCGGTTGATCCCGCGTGCCCAAAGTCGCTGTGACGGGGTGACGATCCGATCCTTGTAAATTTCCGCTTGGGATAATCCTTTGCCAGAACCGAGTTCGGAATGTTCCGAAATTCCGATGATCGCAGGGCTGACTCCGTGCGAAGTCATAATGGATTGAGAGTTGTTCTTTTTGGTTTCTTGGAACGAAGACTCTTGGGCGTCCGCGTCGAGTTTTTCGAACCGCACTTTCACTTCCGTCCCGCGTGCGGGCACAGGAATAATCAGAGTTTTATGTGCCTTCCCCTTCACTTGCGAACCGAAATATTCAGTGATCGTTTTCTTCACGGGTTCCGACAGCCGAGCACCTTCAATCACCACCGCGTATCGAGGAACCGTGTTGTGCTCGAAAAACTGCAAAACATAGTCGCGAATGTGTACGTTCGCCAACAGCCAACCTAGTGCGGGAAGCACGTCTGCCATTCCGTAATAGATCGTATTCGGATGTGGCTTCGTCAACCAAATCAACTCATTCGCCGCACGCGACATATCGGTTGTCGGTTTGCCCGTCTCGCGGTCGATGAGGTTCCATTTCAGTTTTGGATTCGACGCTTCCAGAGGACCGTCCTGGCGAGGATCGTACGGCTCATTTTTCTTCGTGATCGGATCGATGCGTTTCGATACGACTTTCTGACCGAACGGTTGATAGTAGACGAATTTGTTCGCCCCGAGAATCTCCACGAATCCCCGCCAACCCTTCAGCACGCGTAGGCGTGTCGCGGGTGCGTGTGCGAGCTTCCGAATTTTCATGTCGAGAGATCGCACGACTTCGACGCCCGCCCAACCGATTGCCTCGTAGTCCATCCCCGCCCGATCTAGCACACCTTCAAAATGAATCATGTCGTTGGCGTCTTCGACAAACGCCTGAATCATTTCAAGTTCCTTCCGCATTGCCGCCTTTTCAGCGTCCGACAATTTCGAAGGATCATGCTGCAACCCGCCCGGATTCACTGCAGGAGAAAACGAGTAGTCACGACCAACCGCGTCTGTGACTTTCGTCCGAACGCAACGGAAGTGCGTTTCGTCAACCTCCAAGAATGCTGACAAGAGTTCGGGTGGGTACGGAGGTTCAATCACCTTCACCTTATCCATCTGAATGTCAGCGTCCCCGATTTCGCGATCCGACTGCGTCGATCCCTCAACCAATGATTTCGACATCAGTTGTCGCGTATCTTCGGACTCAATCCGATCCGTGTCGAAACACCGCATCGATTTCCGAATGACTTCCTTGGCAAAGTCATCCGCCGACGTGACGCGTCCCTCTTCCGTGATGAAGGCTTCGTTGATTTCGAATTCTTCCGCAGTGTCCCAGGGGACAGCCGCGTCCCGAATCGCTTCGGCGAGTGGACCGTCTTCAACCACTTCAGGTTTTTCGTGTTCGTCAGACATCATCCTACCTCAATTGCGTCCAGAACCGATTCGATAGCCAACTCAGCCGCCAACAGATCGTACGTGTCCGCGTGCCGCTGGTGGTCTACGCATTTTTTCCATTCGTATTTTGCGTTGCCCTTCGTGTCCTCAACAACTTCGCGGACAGGGTTGCACATTTCGCGAAGGAATGCACCGCCAAGCACCAACTCATAATTCTCCGGAAGAATTGTTCGGTGTGCTCGCAACTTCGCAAACGAACGGTCGAGTGCTTCCGTCCTGTCGATGTTTATAATCCGGTCTCGTGTGTCGTAGGTTCGCCGACGATCAGTTCCTTCATTCCGATAACGACACAACCAAACGTCGCACGGGGCAAGTTCCTGAAAGTCCTGGGCCAATGTCGCCTCGGGCATCGAATCCATGACCGCTACTTCAACGTTGTATAGCTCACACAGATTGACCAATTCGTCAATCGTCCGAACCTTTCCGAAGAACAATTTCTTTCGATTATTACGCTCGACCAGTTGCGAGATTTGAACGTCGAGCACGCCGCCAACATCAACTCCCATCGTGCAGGGACCGTCCGAAGAGTTTCCTCGCACGTGTGCACAGTCGGGCTGAATTTGTAACGAGAACCCATCCTCCACGCAACCGTCCAACACTTCGGTTGTCACCCTACTACCCATCGCCGAATAAGGCAATCCCAAATCCGAATTGAAGAATTGCTGCATCTTCCCGGGATCGGTTAGACCCTTCTGAAACCGATCCCACATTCCGGATACGGAGTTGATAGGGTTGCACAACATGCTAATGTGATAACCCTCGATTTGGCTTTTCGGATTTTTCGGTCGCCACTCGCCGCGAATGCTTGCCCGTTCCAGTTCGCCCCCACAGTCCGGACAAATGATTTTGATATCGCGTCTACACCCAGGCTCCCAAATTTCATCCCGCAGAAGATAGTCGACCACTTCGCCCGACTCATCGTATACAGCCTTCACAACCGTTTCGAACCAATCGAGTTCATGGAAATTCCCGCACTCCAAACAGGGGACGAACCACTCACGCTGATCCGACATTTGGAAGAAACCATTGATCCCCCGCCCGCGTAATTTCGGGTTGCCGAGGTATCGACGAAACTGAAATTTCGAAGCTCGCAAACGGTCGAGAGCGTATTCAACGTTTTGCTTGTCGCACTCGTCAACCTCTTCAACGAATAGCATGTCGGCAGGAAATTCCTTGAAGTCAGCGAGCACGTTCGAACCAACGTACTTGATAACACCCGCTCCAAAGTTTTTCATCGCAACCGAATCGAAGAACCCATCCTTGACGATCTTTTTGTACTCCGGAACGTTTTCGACGACTCGGTTGATTCGGTTCTGCACGTAGGTCGTTCGTGCTTCAAATTTTGGAACCACGTAGAAGATCGACAGGCCGACATAGGCTGACGCGAAATGATCGATCACTGACCATTCCGATTTGAAACATTGAACCGAGCCCTGCAGAACAATATCCGCCGCGAGGCTGTTGTATAACGCTCGGATGTGCGGATAGTGTTCGAAGTCCATTCGCTCACCCTTGGTGTTCAAATGGTGCTCCGTCGCAAACTCCAAACGGGCCTTGCGGATCGCCAGAAGTTTTTCCATGACTTCAAGCTGACGCATTTCGAAGTCGGAAAGAGGTTCAGCGGGATCTACTGCGGTGCTCATAGTGTGCGGGTGGTTTCGGCGAGTTTTAGGATTTCTTCCCGTACTTGTTCGGGAGTCCTGTGAGCCGTTTTTTCCTCGTCGGCTGCACGTCCGTCATTCACCATAGAATGATAATGCTTGGACGGCTCACGAGGCAATACACCCGTGTCCAATTGTAGCTCAATCATCATTCGACGAGCACGCATTGCCGACTGCAGAAACTTGTTCTTCATGGACTTCGCACGTCCATTGTCGATACGCGTCACCGTGCCTGTTTTCGGATCGATGATTGTGCCATCGTCCTTCAGTTGGTTCGCTTCGTACAGACACATTTCCTCCAGCCGACCGAGCCACTGCATGTGTTCGACAATCACGTTCGCCGCTGGCCGCTGTTCGAAGTGCGTTCGAAATTCGTCCGCGTGTTCGTGAAGCCAGCGATAGACCGTACTCGTGCTCACGCCAAACCCCTTGGCGATAGCGTTGACCGGAACACCATCCATCCGCATCAGAAATGCTTCCGCCCGCTTTTCAGAATCGGACATGACCCGAAGTTTGCGAACCTTTTCCGCCTCATCCGAGGGGACCAGTGCCAACTCTTCGGGGGATGCCTCGCGTGGATCTTTGTCGAGTTCACGCAACAGTCCCGTCAGAGGCAGAACTGTCGACGAATCGGGCGATGCAGTAGACATAGGATTCCCCTAGAAAAATCGGAGACTACTGATAGTCATACCCAATTTCCAGGGGAGTGTCAACCTTCAAGACGGGCGTCGATTGCTTCCTGCATGAAGACCGTGATATCCCCGCCCGTGTCCTTGAGATGCTGCACCATGTTTTTGACCGATTTCAGGCAAGCATCATCACAGAGACACACGCACTGGATAGCTCCGCGATATGTGAAGAATAGGAAGTTTTGGTCGACTGTTTCGGCACACTCCCCAAATATGGTGGAGATGATATCCGAGATCGAATCGACTGCAAATTTTCCCTTGCGTGTTTCATCCAACAGAGAATCCATAAACGAGCGATCCCTATCATCCTTTTCTTCGATGAGGAACCGTTTGAATTCTTTCTCCGACGAAAAGCCGAACGCGTGTGGCATCGCCCCGGGGTCTACGCGATCCTCCAACGATTTGACAAGTGCCGTGAATTTCGTAGCACTCAATTCGCCCGTCAAAAGATTCCGCTTGACCGTTTTGAATTTCGCTTCCAATTCGTCCCAATTGGCAACGCAACAGGGGACCGCTTCCATTTCGAGGAACGTCGCCGCCTTGAATCGATGCTCACCGCCGATAATCATCCAGTGTTCGCCGTCGATCTCATCGCACGTGCAGGGAACGACGTTCAACGGATGCTCAAACCCGTCCGCCCGAATTTCCTCGACCAGTTGATTGAACGTTTCCTCATCCTGAACATTCGGATTCCAAGGATTAGGGTGCAACCGATCCAGCGGAATCATTTCGGGCTTGATGATCTCGATCTTGCCGTCGTCAACCATTTCGACATTTCCTCTTTGTTTTTGACGAATTGCATGGACGCAACACGCACTTCAACCGCGTTGCTGCGGAGCCAATGGTAAATGTTTCGGTATGCCCCAATCACTATCAGGTAAGTTCCGAAAGCAGTCCCCGGGTACATCTTCGCCGCGATGTTACAGAACTCAAGCAACGAGAACAGCGGAGGCGTCTCAGCCAGAACCGCGTGAAATTTTTCATCCCACTCGCCGAACTCCACAAACGTCCCATCCACCACGCCGAGCATTTCTGCCGCAGCAACCGACACGTCGTGTTGCTCGACAATTCGCTCCGTGTGCTCGACCATACGCGTGCGGGCGTCCGCGTAGTTTCGCAGAACCCAAGTCAGTAGAGCATACAATTCTTTTTTGTTCTTGTAAAGAAACGGATAATCCTTCGATCCTGCCAAGTCCCACGCCCACCACGTGTCCGGAAGCAGCACTGGATTCCCCGTGCACATTTGCTCCAACAGACCGAACGAGAATCCCTCTTCCCGGCTCATCGAAACCGACACGTGACATTTGCAGAGAAACTCCAAATATTCCGCATACCCGAGAGGTTTGACAACTTCCACCTTGTCGAAGTGTTCGGTGGGTTCCGCCGATCCGCTCAAGACTTTTATTTCGATATCGTGACCCATGCGAAATAGATCTTGGTAAACCTCCAGAACGTCTTTCCAGTGTTTGTTGGAGTTGAGTCGCCCTGCGAAAAGCAACGTCTGTGTGTCGAATTTAGGCGTGCTGTCTGCGAGTTTCGCGATCCTGTGGGCATTGATCCCGCCCGAGCGTACGCGTGCGAGCCCTTCGGCCTTGATAAATTCCGCTGGAGCCAAGTATTTGCGGCACGAGTCGAGAGCAATTTTTTTCTCCCGTTCCGATTGAAACAGCGTCACACATTCGCTGTAGCTGACCGCCCGCAATTTGTGATCCAGATCCGTCAGTTTCGCGTACTCCTGAACCCACATTTCCACGAGATAAACAGGGACCGCCGTCTGCCCGTTGTAGTCCAGAAGTCGTTTCAGATTCGCCGCTACCGGACTGCGTGAAGTCCAGAACGCATCGACTTGGTATTTTCCATTGACCGGATTGAATAGTTCGTAAACTTCCGAGCTAATCGTCGCTTGATCCGACGCGTACGGAGACCAGTGTTTCAGCCGAACGTACTCCACGTTTTCGAATTCACAATCTTCCGGCACGTCCGCATTCTCATGCAGAAGCACGTAGCAAAACACTTCCTCACGCCATGTGTGGATCAGTTGTTTCCACGTGACCCAATCGGATTCTTTTAGGATTTTCTTTTTGACCGAAATCAAAGGTAGAATTGCGAACCTCATTGAATTGTCTCCACATCCACCCAAGACCCGCAGTGTGGACAATCGACCGAACCAATGACTGCACGCCCGCCGTCGACCGGACGCATAATCATCACAACCTTTGGAACATCATTTACTGACTGCATTAGTGTGTCATCCTGTCCAAAACATCAGGAATCAAACGAGAGATTGACTTCACATGGTCGAGGCTCACGCCCTCGTGCATCGGCAAACAAACCGTGCGTGCAAGGTGCCGCTCAACGCCCGGGAATTTTTCGGTGTCCCATTCGCCCGACAACGCTGGCTGGAACGGTGTCGGCTCAGTGATTGTATTACCCGACAAACCGATCCCGCGTGCACGCATGAGATCCTCAAATTTTTTGCGGTCGATGCCTTCCGGAAGTTCAACCGGAAACTTGTAGAACGTCGACTCCGCGTTGTCGAATTGTCTCACCATGTGCGGAAGATGTTCCGCGTACCAATCAGCGACTACACGCCTTGCCGCGAGAATGCGTGGTGCGTCGTCCAACACTGCACAACCAATCGCCGCGTAGATATCGACCATCTTCAAATTGAATCCCGGGACAACGGGCGAAGACGCTCCAAACATCGCCGTCTTACCGTAATGTGCCCACTGCCGTACGTCATCCATCACCGAAGGATCAAACCCGACGACCGCACCCGCTTGACCGAATCCTACAGGCTTCGTTGGATTGAACGACAAAACCGTAAAGTCCGCCCAATTGCCTGAGTAGAATTCCTCGCGTTTCGCCCCGAACGAATGAGCCGCGTCTTCGATCAGTTTCGCTCCGTGGTGGTGTGCCAACGTGTGAAGTTCAGGAATGCACCCGGGGACACGACCATTTCCGGACAGCACTGAAATCGCGAAGACATCACGATGCAGTGCCAAGATGCTGGATAGCTCATCGAGATTGTAGTCCGTCGTCTCTGGGTTGATATCACAGAAGATCGGTTTGAATCCCGCACGCTCCGCCGCGAAGACCGGAGCCGCAAACGCGTTCGCTGGAAAAACAATCTTCCAACCCCTCGCCCCGTAATTGTGCGAGAGTACGTGGAACAAAACCTCATGCCCCGCCGTGTTGCTTAACGTCGTAACGACATACATCGCCCCGGGAATCATCCGAAGAATTTTCTGTTCCAGTTCCGGCACATATCGCTCGTGAATGAGCCGCCCCGACTCCAAGCAGTTTCGAACGTTCGCCACAGCTTGATTGACCACCGCAGGGGTGAATGAAACCTTCAATCCCTCCAACATTTTCCGCTCCTGCCCAATTCTTAGGCTGCTAGCAATTTAGGCACTGCTACTATTCACATTTTCCAAAGTGTCTAGTTCGGAAGTGCCTTTTCGTTCGGGTTTCACACACTAAAAAGAATTTTCAACCAATTCGCCAATTGTCCCGCCGATCATACAACTCGGCAATTTTGACGATCAGCGGAAGTCGGTCCTGCACAGTATGCTGGCAGAAGTAGCCGAGAGCGTTGATTTTCGCGTAGCTGACTTCGTAATCGCGAGCGTCCAGATCCTTGCCCACTGATTCGATGAAGAGATCCGCCCCGGTGAGTTCGCAGACCCACTCGGCGACATCGCCCTTGTTGACGTTGAGACGTTCGTCACCGACGTTGAAGATTCCGCCCTTCATAGCCTCGTAGTGGTCTATTGCGAAGAGGTAAGCCCTCGCCATGTCGTAGGTGTCGATGAACGTCCGCCGTGCTTCAGCTTCGTACACAACGAGGTATCGATCATGCACTGCCCGAAAGCTGAAGAAGTTCGGCAGAAGATCAAACCGCATACACGGGCTAATGCCGAACGCTGTCGCGAATCGCAGACAGATCCCACCCGCCCCCAAGACCGGAGTTTCCGCTTCCAAGTTTGTCTCGCCGTAGACCGTCAGCGGATTCGTCCCGCTGGTTTCGGTGCACGTGTCATCCAACTTGCCGTAGACAGATCCCGTCGAGGCTTGAATGAATTTCTGCGACGGCTTCACCATATCCGCCAATTGATAGACCGCATCGACATTGACTTCGCGGGCTTCGCGTTCGAACCGAGCACATTCCGGATAGCCGACGATCCCTGCAAGGTTGATAATCACGTCCGCCCCGAGAACGTAGCCTTCCATCAGTTGCTTGTCGCGAACGTCGCCCTTAACGATTTTCACGTTCGGGTATTGAAACAATGTCAATACTGGACTCAACCCCCAACGAAAATTGTCGATGACCACGATCTCGTGACCCGCCGACAATCTCGCCAGCATTTCAGTCAAGACCACGCCCTTGAATCCCGCACCACCAGTTATCAAAACGTTCACAACTAAGTCCTTTCCATAATGATCTCAGAGGATTCGCACGTGTCCGAATATCCCAACGCCTGAAGCATGTATTTGATCCCGCGATGACCTACCCACTCAAACGGAAATTCCTTATCCGTCACTGAAGTCATAATGGGAAGAACGTCCGCGAGCGTCACACGTTCAGGGAGTAGACCACGCTCATCCGCCGTACGCAAAAACTTGAAAGCGAAACAGCGTTTAGCGGTTTCGATGTTACTCTCTGTGTAAGGTTTGATAACCTTCGCCGCCGTGTCGAGAAACGTGCGGGCGACAGGTTCAGACGACCACTCCCCCGCCTTGGCAATGATCTCAGGTTGCCACGAATCCTTGAACTCCGCGAACCGCTTGACCATCGCCCCAAGCATCAGGTGATGTTCCGACGAGAAATTTCTGAAGAAAAACGGGTAACCTCCTGGCATTCGGTGCACAACCCACAACGCTTTCTCGTTGCAGATCGGAATCATGCCAGAACGCATCGCTTCCATATACCCCAGACCCGTGCCTTCGTAGTCCGCTGCCATCCAGAGAATGTCACCCTTGCCGAATTGGTCTATGTAGTCCCGCCCGCTGCAGTTGTTTACACAGTGCACCCAAGGTTGCTCAAATTTTTGACTCGTTTGCGTGACCAAATGCACATGCACGTCCGCACCCGTACGACGCACTTCCTCAACCGCGTTCACTAGATCCGTGACGTGTCGTTTCGGATCGACTGCCCCGCCGTGAAAAACGTTGATCCGTCCCGACAACCGACGCTCACGCCGTTCAGCTTCCCAGAGCGGGATTTGAGAATCGATATAGTCAGCTTCGAACGACGGGGGAACAACGTGGATATTTTCCAACGCTTTGCCAACCAGCGACGACGACAGGTATCGTCGAATCAATCGCCGAACTTCCTGAATGTCAAACGGATTCAACACAAACATCGGACAGCACGCCGCACTCAACGCAATCGATCCCGCAGCATAGTCCTCGTTCAGTCCCCACTTGCACAGTGCATCGTCCAGCGTCGTCTCCGTGAAATAGTTGATGATCGGCAACGGCAGGAACAACTCCCATTTCGACGCGAGAGTGTGCTGTAGCGTGCAGAGACTCGGAACATGGGCATACGTTTTCGTCAGAAGGAAGTCCGCTGCATAATTCTTGTCACGAATGAATCGCACGTACTCAGGTTCGAAGAACGGATAAGGTTCGCGAGGCATCTTCGACGGTCCCAACTCATGCGGAAACAGACCGCACCCCCGCAAGTCGTCAGCATCCCACTGAATCGAATCCTTCGCAACCTTCGGAGCCGCGTAGTCAATTGCAACCGTTTCCCCGAGTCGCCGACAACCATGAGCCAAACTACGGATCAGCGAGAACGAACTAATCCCGTGGATGCTTTTCGACGCGTAGAAATAGTGATCGTAGAGAAATCTCATTCTGAAATTTTCCGTCGATATATCCGATGACTCGGGTACGCAGGATCAGGAGCGGGTTGACCGATGCACGTTGCAGGCTCCCACTTCGGGTCATCCCGCCAACCGTCCCCACACGCGTCGACTTCGTCGCCTTCCTGAATGATCTCGTCCTTTTTCAAAAATCGATACTCAGCCATCGACAAAAGCCTCCACATCGAGAGGAACAAGCGGAACGTCGCAATCGTCCCATTTCTTATCTAACATCGCAACCATCGCTACTTCAGTGATCGCGTAGAACGTGTGATACGTGTTTCTCGGAAAATAAATGCAGTCGCCTGGACCCATCTTGAAGACGTGTTTCGTCGGTTCAAAAACAAGATCCTCACCACCCATCACCGACTCGCTTGTGCACCCGGGGTCATATTCGACATACGCTCCATGTCCGGACATCACTAACACGTATTCATTGAATTCCGGATGCATGTGAAAACCGCGTTGCTTGCCCGGGTTCGTGAAGATAGCGTTGAATTCCACGATCTTCTGTTCGAATACCGGAAACCCTGTGAAGATTCCGCCTCGCCCGTCGTCCAGCGTGACGGGATTGCAGGATGTCTCAAGTATTTTCGAGCGAGGTTCGCGATACATTTCCTAATCCTTATCGCTGAAATCAATTCGGAATTTCACGCCCACTTTTTCGCAGACCATTTTCGCCCGCAAGATATGAACTTTTTCTTTTCGCCAATCCTTCACAAGCAGCAACAACCCGGGATCTTTGCCCGTCCAGATCGAATAGAGCAACGCTTGGCCAACGCCCTCCGCCCATTTGTCCGCCCAATCCACTTCCCACGCCGTCGACTCCGTGAGAATATCGCACCGCGTTTCGTCAGGCATCAAGACTTCAGTCTTACCGTTCATTTGCGGAGCGAGACGTTCACACGCTTCGCGTTCAGTCTCACCCAACAACGCAACGACCAGAATAAGTCCGTACATGATTCACCTACTGTTTGGCCAACCACGTGGAGTTGGGGGGGACTCCACGCTAGACGGAGAAGCCAGCCCCTCCATATTAGTTCATCTTCCCATGTCGTAAACGGTTCCACGAGGACCGCCCTTTGGCAGTGTCAAATAGTGCATCACAATCGGCACTACTTCCTCGGGTTTGCGGAATAGATTCGGATCGCCATCAGGTAGCTCACGCTTCGGATTCGCTGGCGTTTCCACGCGTCCAGGCCAAATCATGTTCATCTGGATGTTCTCGGCATTTCCGCTGGCCGTTTGTGCCAACGTGAAGGATCGCATCCAAGACCACAACGCTGCCTTGCTCGCCGCGTATGCGGGTTGGCGTGCGTTACCATTCTGCAGAAACGAAGACAGCAAGACCACATTGCAGACTTCGCTATGGAGTAGATTGAACAACCGCAACTTGTGGAACATTTCCGCGATCCCGAAAAAATTCGTCTCCATGTGCCGACGAATTTGCTCAGGCTTCCATTGGTCTACGGATTTGTCCGCGATTGCAGCGTTGAAAACAACGCCTTGAAAGTGGTATTGCGTTGCACGAGCGAAGTCAATCACGTGGTTGATATCCTGACTTCGGGACATGTCGCACCGCACCCAGTTTTGCAGTTTCATTTTCCTGGGTTCAGTCCGCGAACAAGTCAGAACCGCGTTGCCCTTCCCCACAACCGCTTCGGCAATCGCTGCCCCCAAACCATAAGACGTTCCAGTAATTAAATACTGCATCAATCATACTCCGGTTCAAATATTCAGCGGGAGTGTCGGATGTTCTCTCCCGCTAGGATAGTGACACTCATTTTCCTCCAAGCCGAGCAATCGCCCGAGGGTGTTCCGTCGCGTTTGATCCTTGCCCCACAGGGGCACAATGCTTCATCCTACACGCCAAATCGCAACGCTCACCCCGTAGTGCTCCGGTGGCTGAGCCAGCAAGCCAACTACCCAAAAGATTCTAACTCATCAAGTGGTCGTTCCACAAGACGCACAATTCTAGGATTGTCCGCACGCACGTACGCGATACCCTCGCGGATCTTCAAAATGGTTCCGATTTCCACGCGTGACGCATTGACGAACGTCACGCGATCAGCAACTTTCAGTTTCGATTTCTCCACGACTGGCATGGGTGGCATCCTCCAGTTCAATGTGATCCTTGTAATATTCGATTTGAAGACGTTCGCCGTCTTTCACCATCGAGCCCTTTTCCAACATCCATTCCCGAATCGACAGAATCTCAGGAATCAGATCCGCTTTTGTGTGTGCGACGACTTCGGGGTCCAGATACCACGCCCAAGATCCACCCGGGTTGTCATCCTTCCGGAGTTCGCACAGCAGTCTCGCCCAATCGTACGGATACGGAGAATGATTCCGCAGCAACCAGCCCTCCGCGAAGAACAACGCATCCCCCGCCTGATCCTTGGTGAAATAGTCGAGAGGATTGTGTTTGTAGAGAATACCTATTGCGAGCTTTCCCGGCTGCGTGTGAACGTCCAACGCTTCCAACGGTAGGAAGTCATTCCAGAGCGTGAGCGGCTCGCATTCGTCCGATACGGTCTCTGTGGGGCAAAATGTCGAGCGTTGGAAGAAATACGGCAGGGACCACCCGAACGCACTCCAATCGAACGTCTTCGCCCGTTGTGCGAGTTCAATCGTCCAGTCGTAATTTTTCCCGCCTATCCCATAATCCCAGACATCGTAAATGTCCCAATTCGGTTCTTCCGAATCCCAATCTGAGCAGAGGTTGATAAACCGCCGATGTTCGGTGTCCTTGAGACAATCAAACAGGTGAGACGTGTTGATTTCGCCGATCTTTTTCATTATCAGCGAAGCGTGCGAAACCGCCCTGCAGTGAGTTCCCCCCGCCATTTGTTCGACGAGTTTCGCAATAGGTTCCCACTTCTTGCCCCCGCCCCGATGACGATACAGAGCGAGTAGCGTTTCCAAGTCTCGCCCGCAATCCTCAAACGTGATTGTCCAGAGTCGGCAGAACAACCTATATGGATCGATCCGCCAAGCGACTTTCGCCCAGTTGACCGCACCCTCGACCCACCCCCGACGCACGCATTTTTGGAGACAGGAAATTGCTACGTAGTAGCAATTCTTATTGGGTTTTTCGTCCTTCGAATATGGTTGCAATTCATCCGACACAGCATCCTCCCACAGCGTCAATTGTTGCATTGGGCTTACTCCGGTTTGTGGTGTTTATTTCCCCACAGTATAGCCGGTATCGGCGACCGTGTCAACCCAAGTTTATCTTAAATCGATCAGATTCCCAAGGATTTCCGTTTCACCCGTCAGCACTTTCCGAATGGTCTCGGTGACGATATCCTCCGAACCGGGAACCGTGGACGGGGGTGGACAAACGTAGACAATCCGAATCTGGTGGTGAAAACTCCGAAAGAACGTGTCGACCACAGGACGGATCGCTGCCTTCGAAACCATATAGGGAAGTCGATCAGGCTCCAACTCGCGGTCATCCAACAGGAAGATCGCCACGCCATTCGGCTTCAGCACGCCGTGCTCACCGAGATATCGGAGCATCAGAGTCGGGGCTATCACGTTCGTCTCAAGGTGGTCCCTGAGATCGAACGCGTTTAGCACCCGATGATCCCGTTTCTCGTTCGCTGCCGCCGCGAAGACCACACCGTCCAAAACGACTTCGTCGCTGACGAATGCGTGGACAGTCAGTGCCGTTTTCGCGAAGTCTTCAAGATCTTGCTCAAACCACATTTCGCCCCAAATGCCATCAGGCGGAGGCGTGCGTTGCAGCGTGTAAACTTTGTGCTTCGTGCCCTGCAACGTGAACGCGATTTGGCAACCGTACCCCCGGCTACCGCCGACAACGAGAAACGTCCCCATGTTACACTCCTGGCGGTGTGATGATCGAAGAAGGTTTCGCGGGCATCGCGAGTTTTGACTTCGGCGGGCGGGCTGCGATTTGTTCCTTGAATTCGCGGATCATTTCACGCATCGTAATCACCGCGTCACTCAGCACCGCGTCAGAAATATCATCCTCCGACGACTTGATGACTGCGTCGAAGAACGACAGCAAGATCAGATTTTGATGCTTCAGCATGATGATCGTTTGCTTCACTTCCATGAGCAGATTCAACATGCTTCCAAGATGCGGCTGACCGTCGCCCGTCATTCCGACAGTGACCGAGCCGTCTAGTTCCAGCATCACTTCCTGCAGATCGTTGACCGCAGCAACTACTTGTTCGTTATCCAAAAAAGTTTGTGGCATCGTATTCCCTTCCGGTGTCCCCGGGTGCACAAGAAATGGAGCCAGAGGAAACGTTCCCCTGGCTCCTATCGTATCGAAGTTCAGTGTCACTTGCAACGTACGGGGCTATCCGCCCCGACATCTGCCGCCGTGTGAACACCGCCTTCGGAAAAGAAACCGGCGTGCTTTTCGCCGTCCGACCGTAGTGCTGCAAGTTTTCAAATTCGTGTGACTCGTTGACTTCATCGTTGGCATCGGGCAGACGCCCCGCTCGCAAGCAGTCACCCCCGGGGACTGCACAATTGCCGTGGCCTCGACGACCAGTGTTTGCGTTCCATTGTCGTACGTCTTCGCTTGGGTGTCCGCCATTGCAACCCCGCACGTCACGAGACAAACAACAGCGACCACCAACAGTCCTCGCATGGTTCATTCTCCTTTCAGTTTTGCGTTCCGCATTCACAAAATTCATTGAACCGTGTAAAGCTATAGAATAGCTCACTAGTGGGGAAAAGTCAATCCACTTTGCAGCCGCACAACACTGTGCTAGACTTGGCGTTGTGCCCAAAATTACAAAGGAGTCACGCATGGCTGTCATTTTCTTACGCAAACCGAAGTGTGCGGGAACGTCCATCCGCAGCATGTTGAAACAAAACGTAGGAGCACTCAGACCTGAGCAAGTGCACCACTACGACCGTTGGGATTGTTGTGTCATCGGAGCCTTCGAAATTGAACTATGGGAAGATCAGCAATGGTTCAAAGACGCCTGGAAATTTACAGTAATTCGAAACGTTTGGGACCGTGCAATATCGGGTTGGCTACACTGCCCGACATTACGAAAACGACCGTTCGCGGACGTTGTAGCAAACCCACCCCAGAAATCTGAAGACCACTATGGGTGGCATCATTTTGCACGTCTCCAAAAAGAATTTCTCATAAGTCCCGAAACCGGAAAACTCCGAGCGAATTACGTGATTCCGTTTGAACAACTCAGACCGAGTCTGCGTGTGGTTTGGAGTAAGTTCGGAATACAACCGCCCAGAATGTTACATCAAAACGCGGGGCCTTCCCGCCACCACTACTCACATTATTTCGACGACGCCACGTTGAAAAGATTCAATGAGTTATTCGCCGAAGACATTTGCTTTACGCTAATTCCCGCGGGAAAACCCGGGCTTTATATTTTGGTTGGGGAAGACCCCGTTGAATTGACGGTTGAATATATTACCGGGGAAGAATGGGAACAACGTTTGATGAAGGGCAGGAATGATCCGAATTGTATAT